TTTAACAGATAGGGGAAATTTGGGGCGTTTGCGCCCTTGTGGTGAGGTTATAGGCTGTTAGCTGTTCTTGTTCCCTGTTTTGTGTTGCTTTTAGGGGTTTACTCTTATGGGGGACTAAGGGTGAACCCCTATTTTGGGAAATAGTGAAGGGAATATTTGGTCGGAGGGATGGGAAAGAACTCAAACGAAGGTACAAAAAAGTAGACAAGTGGGGCTTAAAAAAGAAATTTGGTCAAAAGTTTGGTAGTATCGTTACTGTATCGTTACTTTGTATCGTTACAAAATCAAACATGGAAAAACGAAGGTGTTTACGACAAAAATGCGGGGTTGAATTTACCCCAACTAAGCCAAAGCAAAAATACTGTTCTACAAAGTGCAGGACTTATGCTCACCGTGAATCTAAAATTGAAAACCCGCTTGAAATACCAATCCCGCATATCCCGCCTTCCAAAAGAGAAGTTGTTGAGCAGGTTGTAAAAGACTTTACTAAGCCCACAAACGAAATAAAGCCCAAAGATCAGCCCAAATCCAACTTTGCTATTGATACCCGTCCCAAAACACTTGACCAATTAAAGGCTTTGTGTCCCCCCGAACTTAAAGGGTTTGATAGAAGTGAGTGGATTGGTAAAAAAAGACAGGAATACGGCATTTAGCCGATATACTTTTGATAATCTATAATTTGAACAAATGAAAGCAAATGAATTAAGAAACCATAATTGGGTAAACATAAACGGACAACCGTACACCGTAAATGGCGCTTTTTTAGCTGAGATTGAAAAAAAGAACTGCACATGGGTAAAGTCTATTTCGTTTGTAGAAGTAACTGCGGCAATATTAGAAAAAATTGGATTTACCACAGACGAGTTTAAAGTAGAGTACAGAATTGGGTTACCAATTGGGGAGGGTTCTGATTTGTTTATTGAGGACGAAGGGCATCCGATTATGAGTTGTGGTATAAAGAACGATAAACATTATAACTACTTTAAAGACATTCGCTATGTCCACCAACTCCAAAATCTGTACTTCGCCATTTCCGGTGAAGAACTTGAAGTAAAATTATAAACCAAGTAACATGGTAGAAACTATTTCATCACAAGAAAGAACTGCAAGGAAAGACCATGAGGATAGCGCAGGGGTATGGATAGAAAACTCTCTATCAGATATACGTTCATGCGGCGAACTTACTTTTGGCGAACTCAGGTCAATAGCAAAACTGAAGGCTAACGGATGGAAGATACTGAAAGGTGAAAAGTATATTGATTCAGTAATTAAACAGGATGGAGTATTGTACCAATTTAAGTATAAGCCTGAAATAAATGCTATTTGTCAAAAATTAAATATGTACGAAAATTGCTAAAACCATGTAACATGGAAATAAAAGTAACCGGATGCCAACAAAATTCTATAACCGTTAAACTGGAAGAAAATGAAAAAGAAGGACATTGATCCGTATAGCCTGATAATAGGTATTGTCATTGGAATGGATATTATTTTATTAACCTACCTAATTCTTCATTATGCCACTAAATAAACAGCAATCAAATTCAGGGTATTGGGTTATTTGCGTTCAATCTTATGAATACGAAGGAACAGAAATTAGCAAAGGACGTATGAAATTCCATAAGTCAACTCGTCCTATTGTTAGCAATAAATGGCGAAGAGCAACAGCAGATGAAATTGAATCAAAACAATATCACAAAGGAAAGTATTTCAACCTTACCAATTTTTAAAATTTTTATATGAGCTTAACTAAACAGCAACTATTAATCCCACGTGTGATGTGCGTGGGGGGAAAGGAAGGGGAGCCGAATGATACAAGCGGTGACTTTATTACCGGGGATATTTTAACCCAAACAGTCAAAAGCGTACATAAGTGGAAGTCTGAAAAATTAAAGCACTCCGTTTACTTAGATGCTTCGTTTATTGAAAAATTTCCGCACTTATTCAGGCGGTTGGCGTGGTGTGATTACCGTGACGATAAGATAGGAGTTGAATATGTTAGGTATAAAAAGACCGGAACTGTTTTACCTGCATCCAATACAGTTTATAACGGCAAAATGTTTTTTATTGGCCCTTCAAAAAAATATGAACCCGGAATAAGGTTTGAACCCGCAGACCTCTCCGAATACACCGAATACCAAAAACAAAAGCGATGAGTACTAAAAGGGAAAGGATTAAGAATAAGTTTGGTGGCTTATGTGCCTACACTGGTAAGCCGCTTGGCGATGATTGGCAAATAGACCACATGGAATCGGTAGCGCATTGCAGGTGGAATGGGAAATCAGATAAAGCAAATCTTGAAGAAAACCTTATCCCCGCATTGAGAATTGTTAATCACTACAAAAGAAGCCATCATCTTGAAAGTTTTAGAAGATATATGTTAAACTTTCATACCCGTCTAAAAAAGTTACCCAAAAAAACAAGGGTAGCAAGAACCGAAAAAAGAAAAGAGTATATGTATAAAGTTGCTGATGCTTTTGGCATAACACCCGAAACCCCGTTTGATGGCATATTTTACTTTGAAAAACAAAAGGAGGCAAAATGAAAAACCGTAACGCCGTCTCCCGTATGAAGCGGGTGGTGGGTGGCTATCACTGGTTAAATGAAGGGTACTACGCTCACACTAAAAATAAAGATTGGGTTAGGACAATGCTGAATAAACTTTAACCGCCTCCGGGCATAAACTATATACCATGAAGTATTTAAAAAACATAATTATCGGAGTAATTGTAATGGCAATTTACATCGGGTGTGTTTTATGGATTTACGAAGGTATAAAGTTAGACCCAGCCGATAAGTTTTTGATTTGTTGGTTCGGGGCTTGTTCATTATTCCTTAGTCAATTAATTGTAGTTATTATAGAATCACCGAAATAAACGAAAAGAAATGACAGACAAACTTTACAACGGCTTCCGGGAAGGAAGAGCCCCCGGAGATCATAAGCCTAATAATCAGGTGCGGGGAATGACACAGGAAACAATGACTAAGGAGATTAAAGAACTTGTTTTGAACGAGTACAAAAATGGTAATATAGTTGTCGCCGGAATCGAAGGACTTCAAACCATGCCGATAAAAGAGTTTATAAAACAGGATGCAGAATTTATGCTTTATGACCTTAATCGTAGTGAAGCGGTTGTGTTGACTTTCATTAATGATCCAAAATGGGTAAACGACTATGCGGTTTGCAAAGTAATCCGTGAACTAAAACAACAACTCTCCGCAGAACGGGAACGGGCGGGGAAGCTGGTGGATTCGCTGCAAAAGTTAGCGTGGCATTTGGATAGATTAAAGCAGTATGATATAGTAGAACTAATCAAACAAACCCTAAACGACTATGACACCGCAACAAAAGAAAGCTGATGAACTTGTGGAAAGGTATCTTCCATTAATTACAATGGTTGATAAGTACAGTTATGTACTTAAACACGAAAGCAATAGTTTAGCCATCCAATGCGCCATTATTTGCGTAGGGGATTTGATAAAAGAAAACGAATCAATTCTTGAAATGTTAATAATGCACGGAACTGAACGAACAAGGATTCCGCTTATTACCAGATTAGATGAATTGCAATCAGTCCTTAACGAACTTAAATCAAGGTTATGAAAGTGGTAATATATACTTTATTTAGATATTTATTTGCGATTATTACGGTTGTAATATACCCGATTTTTATAGTATTCATTATGCTAAAACTTGTATGGGATTTTAAGTGGCTTGGTTTCAAGTGGATAAATGATTTATACACTAAGCACTATTCAGAGCAATATGATTCAATATTTGATTACCTTAATCGCAAGAAGAATAATAGTACACCTGATACAACTTGGATGAACGATTAACCGTTATCAACTTCCCGGTAGTTCAACTCCCAAAGGATGCGTTATATTTTAGGATTTTTATTTGTTCTATCGTTTATCCCCCTTCCTCATAGGTACACGGTATCGGTTCCTAATTTGAATAGTGGGGGATGCGGGTACTATGCGTATTACTTATCGGGGAAACTTTTGGGGTCAACGGTTGTTGGGATAGGGGGAAACAGACACTACATGGTTTATCGTAACGGGTTTTACTATGACGGTAGAGGGGCTTACCTACCTCATGTAATATGGCTATGGTCATTGGGTGATATAGAACCAATAAGCAGGGAAGAACTAAGGGGATTACTAAATGACCGTTCTCTATGGAATACAAAGTTTGATTTGAGGGACACAGCTTATTTTATATCTTTGTAGAAGTATAGAAACTCCTTACCAGCATAAAACGCTTGTGGGGTGTAAGTCAGGAACCCATTTTTAATCAAATTATTCATCCGCTCAACAAAGATTGTCAAGCCCTTATTTTGGCAATATGGTTGTTAGGCACAGTACGGTAAAATTATGGTAAGTAAAAACAACAAAATTAAGAGCTATACCGATATAGTCGGGTGGTTTGACTTTCAAGACATTTATGATTTAGCAGTAGATAAAGCAAAAAATGGGGATGCTTTTTTAGAAGTAGGTTGCTTTATGGGCAAATCTACTGCGTATTTGCTTGAAGCAATAAAAAAATCTGGGAAAGCTATTTCTGTATGGGTTATTGACATTTTTGAATCAGAGTGTAAACACCACGCCGATTTAATAAACGAAAATGGAGGTGGAACACTTTTAGAAATATTTGAAAAAAATATGGCTCAGTTAGGGTTTAAGCCCAATACTGTAATAGGCAAAAGTGATGATCAGTATAAAAACTTTAATGACGAATCATTTTCAATGATATTCATAGATGCCGCCCATGATTACGAATCAGTAAAAGCAGACTTAAATAACTTTTATCCTAAACTTAAATCAGGGGGAATATTTGCAGGACATGATTATGGGGAAGCAACCGCAGGTGTAGGGAAGGCTGTTGATGAGTTTGTGAAAGAAAAAAATCTTAAACTTGATGTTATGACAGCGTCTTGGATTTTAATTAAACCTTAAAAAATATATTATGAAACAAGATAGGGATGATTTTACGGCAACAATTATTGGCTTAATATTAGGGTGGTGGGGGTGGGATTTTAGCTATAATATTAATATCGTACACTAATATATTACAATGGGTGTTTGGGTGATTATTAAAATAAAAAAAATGGAAAATTACATTGGGTTTAAGAAAGATTGCTTTTATGGGAAATTGTTTGTTATTGCGATATACCCGCATTTTATATTTAGAATTAACAATAAAATGATTGGAATAAATATTGGAAAATTAAGATATTATAAAGCGTCAAATAGTTTAGTAAAGTAGTATTGTGCCTAACACGTAAATATGTGCAATAATAAATATGGGTTAAAAAAATATACAAACTTACAATCAATTTTGTAGTAATATGCTTTTTGAATTGTCAGCCCTAAATGGGGAGCAGTCGAAGGAGTTGAGTATTTTATAATCTTATTTGGTAAAATAATTAAACGAGATCAACCGTTATCCACTTCCCGGTAGTTAAACTCCCAAAGACGGGCTACTTCATATCTTTGTAGAAGTATAAAAAACCGTCCCCTGCATACTTGGCTTGTGGGACGTAGAACCTAAATCCGTTATTAACAAGGTTATTCATTGAGGATATGCCGTCAGGGTGAACGTAGGTTATAGCCCTGTAACAAAAATTAGCTGCTTTTAATCGGGTTTTTATCATCCGGGATTGCAACCCGTTCCCCCGGTACGGGCGGTGAACCCAAGCCCTGACAAAGATACAAACCCCATCAATGTATAGGCTTCCACAGTAGGCTACAATAAGTCCTTTGTCAACTATAACCCACCACTCCCTATTGGGCTTAAACTCGCTTTTTGCGTCTGCAAATACCTTCTTATCTAATTCTTGTAGACGGGAGTATAATGGCTGATTGTAAATATCCCCAAAACTGAATATCTTTCTAAGTCTTAGGGTTGCTTTCATCCTTCGTTCCCGTTTTTTTGGTCAGCGTATTCCCCTATCTCATACATCATAAGTTCATCTTCTATTCTTATCTGTTCCTCTATGTCGTGTAGGGCTATGCAAAAATCATCGAAATTAGCAAGAATTATCATGTCCTCCCCTGACATAAATCGTACTATTGTTTCCTTTTTGTTTCCGGGGATTTCAATGGGTCTTTCTATAAAGTCCACCATTACCATTGTTCTTCTGTATCCGTATTTTGTGGGTTGATTTTTTGGGGACACTACCCCCATCCCCTCCCAATCGGGTTCATCTTCATGCTCAATAAAGTATTTCTCGTATAACTCTATTCTTGTGGGCATAAGCCGGGGAACTTTCCTCTAAGTTACAAAATTTGTCCCTTATAAATCCTGAAATTTTTAACGCTGAAATTCTTATTGGGTTTCACTGTTATATGGGCAAATCCATGACAAGCCTTTCCCCCAAATGGCTGATATTCCGGGCGAAGGGTACACATACAACCAACGGTAAATGTAGTGGAAATTGAATCATCAATGTCGGGTTCTGTATGGGATGATTCTACGTGTACGTGACCACAAAGCATACTTGCCTTTGTTTTCATGTAAAGCATCCGGGCTGCATTTGCATACCCGCCGCCGCCCCTAAAAGTAAAGTGTCCGTGGTGTATATTAAGTTTACCTGCCTTTACTAAGTACCGCTGATCTATAAACTTAATCCCTATTTCGTTAAGGGAAAGCCTTTCTTCAAGATTGAAATACGGGTCATGGAAAAGCATTTCTGCCTTTTGCATTAAATAACGCTTGTACCAGAAGTCATGGTTCCCCTCTATGAAGTAGATAGTATCAAAATTGCTTTTTAAATACCGTAGAAACTCTTTAGCCATGTCAAACCATCTTGGTACATCGTGTGGGTTTATCGGCTCATGCTGCCATCTTGTAAATGGCGTGTTGTCAAGTAAGTCCCCGCCAATCATCAACTGATTTATGTTGTTCTCTTTTGCGTACTTAATCATTGCCTCAATAGGCTCTACCCTATGATTTGGGATATGAAAGTCAGAAGCAAATATGAAGTTGTTGAATGAAGTTGGGAGAACCATTGGAAGAAGTTCTTCGCTATCAGGGGCAGGAATTGTATATGGGCAAGTAGACCTTTTTTCTTCTTTAAAAAATTTGTCGTTTTTTACAAACTCCTTATTCCTTTTACCAGCTTTCCCTTCTATGTATCTAAGAGAATATCTTGCCGCATCTTTATCTTTAAAAAGTGCCTTGTTTTCATTATACATTTTTTCTGCTAATGCAGAAGTGGGCATCTTATCCCCGTACTGTTCTCTGTATTTTCTTGCTGTTTCTGCTTTAGGGTAGGTTCCTTTCGGTTTAAAAGGCATAAAACATCATTTGGTTAGGTTCAAAAATACGGTAAATCATTGGTTTATGCAAGAAAAATAGCACCGGCAACCACTTACCGGGGCAAAACAAACCACCATGTTGTCCAAATGAAAGCTATGTCGAAGGTACAATTATTTTCTCAAATTTCAGGGGCCACTTCTCTTTTACAAGTTCCTTTTTTATGTACCGTTCTATGTATTTGTAGTCTATTTTTAGTTCACGGGCTGCTTGCTTTATTGACCGGAAAGAACCAATATGCTCCCCCTCTTTTGTAGTAACCCTTACCGGGATAGGGGGCTTCTTGGGGTTAAGGCTTCGTTTCTTTGGCTTTGCGGGAGGTCTTGGGGTTGGGACGTATTTACCTATCCACATTACCCACTCCATGCTTTTAGCCCCCAAAAACGATTCCCCTGCGTTCCTTGAATGGTCGTAGTGTATCTTACCGTCAGCAATCTTTATTACACGGTACTTTGTCCCCTGCTTTATAAATAAGTCATTTACCTCTAATTCGTAGGCACGCACCTTCATTTCAGTCATACTTCTGTCTCATTAGATTGTACGGTAAAGAACCCTGCATTACCATAATGTATGGCTACAAGGGGGAGTTTAAGTCTTTGGATTAGCATATTGGCATCTACCGAGGACTTGGAAGCATTGTAAAAAGTATTGAAAACATAGGTTATCCTATCATGGTCTACTAAGCACTTTGTTACGGGGTAGCTTGTCCTAAATGTTTCTAAGTGGTCTTGCAGGGTTGTGGTCATGGCTTTGGAGATTATTGGTTATATCTATGCCTTTACTGTCGGTAATTGTTAGCATCGCACTTATTTAACTAACATAATGATAGTGTCACTAAATCTCAGATATGTTAACTACTATTGGGTTAATTGGAGTTCCATTATCTGATAGCCTATCATATTCAATTTCAGCCACTTTTTTATCCCCCCAATTATCCTTGCAATAGTTCCACAACTCTTTAAATTTTTGTTCAGATAGCCCATTTTTTGCTATAAAAGTAACTTCTGAATCAACCAATTCACAAGTAAAACATTGCGGCCTACTTAGACCAATTAATTTAAAACATGATTTCATTGTAACTAATTTTCACTTTCTACTAACCCAATGTTGCTATTCCCGTTAAATCTATCTTCTGGAAGTTCTACAAAATAACTATCAATACGGCTTACTGTTTGATTGTATTGATTATCACTAAATGGATTAATGGTAATATCATAATAAACTTTTGATTCAGTAAACGCAACCCCACAAATTACGCCTGAAATAAGCCCAGATTTACCAAAATTTATTACAACCTCTTTACCAATACTAAATCTTGATTCCATATATAATGTTAATTATTTTTATCAAAACTACTGCTTTTGTAAAATATATTTACCACCACACCTCATTTTTTACACGTTTTAGGTAATTCTTTTAATAATTACCAGTTCTCCCGGTTCACAATAGTCAAATATGTTTTTGGTTGTTTTAAACCCTTTTGTGAGGGGAACAAATCTTCTTCCATCCCACGTACACTTTATCCCAACCAAGACTTGTTCCCCCTCCTGAATGTCCACTAACCCTTCTGCTTTAACCGCTATTGCTTGCGTTTCCAATAATTCAGATACTTTTACTGTTTGCTTTGTACTGCTCATAAACTTCTGTTAGGGATTTAAAACTTCCATCTTCGTTCATCCAATCTGCAAAACTCATGCAATGTTCGGTATATTTTAGGAAATCACAAGCACGTAGCATTGCAAATTTTTCAAGTTCCTCAATAGCCTGTTCTACCCTTCCGTCTTGGGCTGCTAAATCAAGGATTTTTCGGATAGTTTGGAATTGGGGTGTCATAGTTTTTCTATTTCGGTTTTAACAGATTGCCAGTAAGGTTTAATGTGCAGCATAATATCTTCCGGGAATCCAGAAATAAAGGCTAACATTCTATCAGCGCAGATAGTTGCGTATTTTTTAGCCTCTGATTTTGCACCTTCATCAGAGTACACTCCATCAGGAAGCAACTCGTAAAACGATAGCCATATATCAACTGCTTCTTCATACGGTTTCATGCTGCCTCCCTTTCTTTTTGGAAGTTTGTTGTTCCCGGATATACTGTTTCATGGCTTTAATCCCTTCCATGTTGTAGGTTGTTTTGTTTAGGCGGTATTGGTAATACTCCCCTACATGGCCGTAACGGGACTTAAATTTCTTGGGGGTTCGGCTTATCTCAACCCCAAACTTTTTTTCTACTGACCGGGATAACTCTCTTGGGATATTAGTACACCCAAAGAGTTTAAATCCATCCATTATTGAAAGAACATTGCCTTCCAATAAATGCTTGCAGATGTGGGCTATTTGTGTCATAATTTATGTTGTTTGTATTACTTTTTTATATCTAATTTTAGAATTATCCCAGCTTATTTTGTATGCTATTTGGCGACTTATTTCGCTTTCTGCTTCTCGAATAGTGTCATACGTTTTCCTATACGCTGCCATAGACATATCACGTATTTCGGTTATGTAAACCCAAAATAATCCTAAAACCCGCTTTTGCACACAGTAGTAAACAACCCCGTTTCTTTGGCAAAATTCAATTATTCTATACTTGCCCATGTCAATATGTTTTTTTGATGAAAAATCTTACCCCGAAAAAATCAACGCTATCATTCCCGTCAAATACCCCCTCAACTTTCTTAGCCGCTAAAAGTTCGTCAAGTTTCTCTTTATTGGGGTTAAGGGTAACAAGGTGCGGCATCTTTTTATGTAACAGGTCAATGTCGTAGCACTCCCATTCAAAAGTAGTGCGGCGGGGACGTGGGGCTGCGGGTAAAACAACTTCCGGGACAACAACCGTTTCAACCCTTGTAGCCATCCCTACCGCTTGCTCTTGGGCTTTAATGTTGACTTCATCGAATTTGTTTTGCAGGGATTCTTTGGCTTCCATTGCGTCCAATACGGCTTGGTCGTCCCCTGATTCAGTTGCTTTGGCTTCCGCTTCTTTTACCGCTTCTAATTTTCGGATATTATCTTTCTGTTGCTTAATAAGGGGGGTAAGGTTTTCTGCTTTCCCCACAAGGTCAAGGAGAAATTCAGCGTAACGTGCTTTATTTGCCTTGTGTGACCCGATAATCTTTTCTATGGCTGTCAGTTCCCCTAAAGTTTTAGCCCCTGCAATCGCTTGGGATTGGGCTATGAAGAAACTGTCAATGGCTTGCTTTATCCCCGATACCCTTTCTTTCTCCTGTTCAGCCTTCTTTTTGTCGGCTTCTATTTCAAGGGCTAACTTCCGGTATTCGGCTTCCTTGCGTTTCAAAACGTCAGCAACGGGGTCAACTAAGGATTTCCGGGCTTCGTTCCACGCTTTCCAATTAGCGGTGTAGGGGTTTTCAATATCCCCCAATTTCTTTTGTACTGAACGAAGGGTTTTAAGCGAAGCCCCCTGTTCCACTAATCCGTCCTTAGTGAACGTAAGGTTTTCCCCCTCTTGTAAAAGTTGTTGATACTGTAACCCCTCTTTTGAAAGGGCTATTTGAAGTTCTGCTTTGGTAACATCAATGGCTACCGGAGTGGTTGTTTCTGACATGGTTTGTTTATTTTAATTAAAAATCTTTGCATAAAACCCATTCGTATTGTTCTCTTTTTTCTTGCTCAAAATAATCTTCGGGGTCAAGCTTCTCTAACGCTGACTGATAATGCGGTTTCCCGTATAAGCCGCCGGAAAGATAACCACGACCAAAATCGGCAAGTTTAGTTTTTTGTTCCAACAAAAGCCTGTCATATTCTTCTTTGCTTACTTCATCTTCATCATCAAAACAATATTCAGTTTTGTAATATTTGCCGTTACGCTCAGTTGGATTGTCGCCATAATCAAACTCTGCATGAAAAGCATCACAACCACTACATGAACCGTAAGAACCTTCAACAATTCCTTTTTCACCGTTATACTCAACAAAGGCAAGCCAATCGCCTTGATAGCTTCCAAATTCTTCAAAGTCTAATACTTTACAACCTGCTGCTTCTAATGCTTCTGAATATCCCATAATATATTTTTTAGATTGTTAACATTTTATCTCGTATTTCCTCAAACTTGCTTACGGCTAAGTTCTTTCTTTCTTTTAACAATTTCAAATCAGAGAGCAAGTTTATTTTTTTAAATTCTATGACCTTAAATCCCCCTGCTCTCATGGAAGGGTGGTAGAAAACCCCGTACCCCGTAAGACAATCACAGTTGTCCATTTGATCCAAAATTTGCCAGAATATTTTGCTGTCTACCTTTTTCAGTTCTTCCGGGGTATTGCATAAAGCACACTCAATGTAGTGTCCGTAGCCGGGGAAACATTTCACTTCCACACTACTAACGTCATAAGCATCCCCGTAATCCTTTCTTACAATAAGGGCATCGGGGGTGGAACTAAACCGTGTTTCAGGGACAACGATTAGCTTTTGGACTACTAAGAAGTCAAGCTCCATCGTAACCCCAAATTTCTTAATGGCTTCGTTTTCGTAAAGCAGCCCCCACCGTGTAGCATCTGTATCAATCTCTCTTTTAGCGGGCTGACCTGATAGTTCTTCCCCCACCCGTTCCATGATGTAGGTCATAGCCCCATCAGTAAACGGTGTTTTCCCCATTAAAGTATGTATCATTGAGGAAGAAAACTTTCCCAACCTCCCCGCATACCACGCATCGGAGTGCATTTCAACAGACGTAATTGATTCTTTTTTAAGCATTTGGGAAGGTATAAATTGATTCTAAATTAGCTACCATAGCGTCATTGCCGTTTTGTTTAAATCTTAGGTAAGAAGCGGTTGTTGAAGCATCCGGGATAAGTTTTACGGGTTGTTTTTTATTTCCGGGGACGGTGGTAAATGTGTCTTGTGGGGGTATATCTTGTCCACAATGTTCCACGTGAAACTGTTCCACGATAGCTTTAAGTTCCAATAGCCCTTCCTCCGCTGTTTCCCTTTCCCCCAATTCTGCTTCCAATCCTATCTTTTCCCAAACAGTCCCAATAGGGGTAACTACCTCAAAGGACTTCCCGTAGCTTATTGTCTTTATCTTGCTCATTTTCTGTGTTTATGGTTTCAAAAGTTGTTTCTTCAATGTACTCGCAGTGTTTCCCGCATTTTGGGCATCGGTTACATTCTTCATGCGTTGGGTTATCTTTAAGATATTCTACTGGTATTCCACCACTTACCCCGCAGCAGTTACTTACTTTCATCGGTGAAGGTTTTGGTGAAGTAATCGGATGCGTCATAAAACTTTGTGTTGTCTTTATTAGCAAAACTGATACCGTCAAGTCCGCCGCTTAAATATGCGTCCTTAATTACGGTGCGCTCCTTTTCGAGTAGTTCGGTGGCTTTGGCTATGATATTCTCCGGTGGCGGGTAACAAACAGAATCATAGTCATTTATCCATTCTATCAATTCGGCTAAAGGGGTCTGCATATAATTACTTTTTAATGTTAAAAAATTTACCGTCTGTCCCTCCCAAGAGTGGGAATGAAGTTTTAGCCATCCACTTATCCGACCTTAGGCACATCGGGTTACTGTCGGGGGGTCTTCCGAATTTAAACTTCATCCTTCCGCTTGCAAACCGCTTGGGGCGGTGTAGCTTAAACTTTCTAAACCTATCCTACTTTCGTGGGAACGACTGGATTTGAACCACTATATTAGCCCATAAAGTTTAAACCTTGCTTACTTCCGGCAGACGGTAAAAGAACTTTTTGTAATCGGGGAAGGGCTTGAACCTTCATTGGACTTTTATCACAGGACTTTACTTAGTGGGCTTCTCCATTTCCCTTGCGAGGATAGCGTTTACCAATTTCGCCACTCAATCTTTTAAAAGGAGCCGATAAGACTAAAGGCTCCGTATTGCTTATCTATGATACTGCTCTCAAAACTACTTTTTAATTGGTTTGTATGTGGGATATTGTTTAGAAGTTTTACCCCTTTTATCCCCACAAATAATAATAATAATACTCCCCACAAGGAATAATACAAATAATGTCCCTACTATTAGTAAAGCATCTTCGTATATCATGGTTCAAGTATTTGGGTTAGTACTTTAATGTAGTTGCGGGAGGTGAGTTCGTGTAGTGCTTCTCTCTCAGATTCATTCCCATCGTGGTTGTGAAACTCAAAGAATGTCGGGTATATTAAGCACCAGTTATTCGGTAACTGTTCTGAACCTTTAACTAAATGAGAAAAAGGGTTATACTCATTATTCCAATAGTCTTTAGTCGTTTCAATCCCCTCCATCTGCAAGTCAGTTGCCAGTCTTGCGAGTAAATAAGGGTCTTTAGAGTGTACTACGGTGTATTGCATGGTTAGGAGATTTTTTTGTTTTCGTAATATGGACAGTACTTTCTTATGTGTTCAAAGTTTTCGTGAACGGGTACACCTAATTCAGAATGTTTACATTGGTTATCATCCCAAGTTTGTAAATACTGCGGTTCGTTTTCCATTCCGTTTGAATCCTTAACAATGTTTTTATTCTTACAAGAAAGGCAGCATTGAAACTTAGGGTTAACCCAACACTTACAATTTTCATCATGCTTTAAAGCCTGTTCCTTCTTCCAAAAACCACGGCCACAATCCGAATAATAGCGTGTAACCTTTTTGGCAATCATGGTTAGTCGTTTGAAAGGGTGATTGATCCGGTGAAGGGAGTGAATCTGTCCATCATTTGTGCAGGGTAAAATTCTCCGAAAGAGTAATCTCCTGAACTTGTAAGACAAGTTGCTCTTTGTTCATCCCAAAATACTACAACAAGTGATTTTGAATTTTCTCCTTGCCCAATCCACGGGAAATTTGGTCTTATCGGCGTTTCCTTCTCGTTAATTACTGCTTTCATGTGTTTAGGTTTTGAGGTTTATTTTTTGGGGGCTAACCCCCGATTGCAGGACAAACGTAAAACGCTTTTTTCATACTACCAAATATTTTCTTAACTTTTTTCAAAATATTTTTTTGTTTAGTATGAAAAGGTTTTGTACTTTCGTTTCCATATAACGAAATCAACAATGGTACAAAAAGAAAAAAAGACAGTACAGGAGCAGGTGAAAGAAGCCCTTGATGGGAGAACCCAACGCTGGTTATCATTTAGCATCCGTGTCCCCGAATCCGATTTATCAAAGAAGATGAAAGGGAAAATAGAGTTTACACAGGATGAAATTGACAGCATCAATTCCCTGCTCAATTCCCAAATAAAATTATCTTAACACAGGCAGCACCCTAATCGGTGGTTGCCTTTTTTTATTTCTACAAGATGGAATATATAGTTCCCCCTATAAGCGTACTTGACCCACTTGGGAAGGGATTAGATTATTATAAAAAGTCAACAATTAATAGACGCATAAGGTCGTATAGAATTAAGTTGGCTAAACAAAAGGGAGATCATAAACCTTTTGAATGGGAGGAAATGAAGTTGTTTTTTGAAAATAAGTGTTGTTCGTGTAATGGACAATCTGGTTTAATAAATATTGAATTAGACCACGTAATACCAATATATCTTGGTGGTAGTAATGGTATCAATAATATTCAACCATTGTGCGCTCTTTGCAATATAAAAAAAGGTGGTAAAGTTATTGATTACAGGCCGTCTTTTTGTAAGTTATTAAATAAGCAATTACCACCAAAATACATCAGTCTATAATGGCAAAGAGATTTTTTTCAACTAAGATTTGGGATGAAGATTGGTTTTTAGATATGCCGATAGAATACCGGCTTTTTTGGTTTTACATTTTATCTTCATGCGACCACGCTGGGGTGTTTAAAGTAAACTTGGGGTCATTTTGTCGTCTAAATGGGGTCAAAATAGAGCCGACTGATGCACTTGTTTTATTAAACACTGGAAAACAAAGAATTAGAGAGATAAATAACTCAACTTGGCTTATTGAAGATTTCTTTTGTTATCAGTACGGAGGAACTTTTAACCCCAATAACAGGGTTCACGAAAGCATAGAAAGAGTGTATAAATCACATGGCATAAATATGACCTCAATTAGAGGTCTAAAAGACCTCAAGGAAGGGGTTAAGGATAAAGACAAGGATAAGGATAAGGAAATACAGGGGTATAGTATGAAAGGGGGTGTGGGGGGAAGAAAGGAAAGGGGTGTTGTTTTTTTTCTTGATGAACGGATGGTAGCTTTTGAAAATGGCGACAAGCAAGAATTGACAGAAGAACAGATTGAACTCATAAAGTTGGGCAAATTAAAGCCCGGACAAATCACAAAAAACCACTAAATGTACTACGACAAACTTTACGACTTAGGCATAAAGCTGCGCCGAAGGTCAGGTCAAGAGAAAGTCCCTTGTCCAAAATGTTCAGAAAGCCGGAGAAATAAAAAAGACCCTTGCTTATCGGTGAATATAACCGAAGGGACATACAACTGCCACCACTGCGGTTGGAAGGGGAATGTAAAGTCTTTTACCCGGAAAGATAGTAGAAAAGAGTTTTCAAAGCCTGACCCCAATATGCTAAAGTCGGCTGAACTCAATGATAGGATTGTGAAATATTGTGAAGGTCGTGGGTTATCAAAACCAACACTTGAAAAGTTTTTTATTCACGGCAAGTCAGAATGGATGCCGCAAACCCAAAAAAATGAGAGTTGTATGGTTTTCCCGTATCTGCGGGAAGGGGAAGTGGTAAACGCTAAGTACCGGGACGGCAGAAAGAATTTCCGGTTAGTTAAGGATGCTGAATTGATTTTGTTTGGGATGCACACCCTACCCGGAAGGCATTGCGCAATTATTACCGAAGGCGAATTTGACTGCATGGCCGCATATGAATCAGGATTTGGACAGGATTACGAACCGGAACCAAATGCTGACGGGGAGGTTGTGGAACACGAACTTGGTAGGTGGGCGGTTTTGTCCGTCCCTAACGGGGCAAGCAAAGGGAGTCAGCAGTTGGAATATTTGGACAACTGTTCGGACTGGCTTTTAGGAATTGACGAATTTGTGATAGCAACCGACAACGATGAACCCGGAATCGCATTAAAAAACGAATTAATACGAAGGCTTGGGGCTGAAAAGTGCAGGGTTGTTGATTGGAATATCCTAAAATTGCATGAGACGCAAGGAAACGTGCCAAAAATGGCCTGTAAGGATTTAAACGAGGTTTTACTTGTGTTTGGTAAAGATGCCGTAAAATCGCTTGTATTGCAGTCAGGTGCAATTCCGGTGGATGGGATTTATTCGGTTGACGACATTTTTGACCAAATGTTATCTAATTTTAAGGCGGGTGTTCAGTTAGCCCCTACAACCCGTTTTACTAAAATGGACGAATATTTTCGGTGGAAAAAGGGAGATATAAACCTGTTTATTGGGTATGCGAATTGGGGGAAAACGCTTTTTGCGTTACAGGCAATGCTTACTAAGTCTATTTGGGACGGATGGAAGTGGGCTATTTTCTGCCCCGAAAACTATCCGGCTCACGATTTTTATGACGATTTGGTTGAAATGTATGTTGGCAAGTGGTTACAGAACATGAACGAACATGAATATACGGAGGCTTGCCGGTTTATTAATGACCATATTTTTTACGTTTACCCAGAAAATGAACATGATATTACTTCAATTCACGAAAAGTTTAAGTACCTGATTTTGAAGAAGGGGGTTGACGGCGTAATGATTGACCCGTTTAATCAGTTGGATAAGAACCAAAAAGACTACCAAAGGGACGACCAATATTTAAGCCTTACCCTGAAAGATATTAAAAGGTTTGCCCTTGTGAACCATGTTTGCTACAACATTGTAACCCACCCCAAAAATCCTTCATATCAGGACGGCAAACAGTTGCCATTATGTAAGGTATATGATATAGCGGGCGGGGCCATGTGGGCCAACAAATGCGATCAGGTTTTGTCCTATCACCGTCCCCGGTTTCACGAAGACCCTAACAGTAAAGAGGTAGAAGTTCACTTGTTGAAGTTGAAAAGGAAAAGAACAGGGGGGCAGTTGGGTAGCTTTGAGTTATATCTTGATTGGAAACAGAAAAGATTTGTTGACCCAATGTCCGGGGAAACGGCTTGCGACCCACTGTTTGCGGCAAAGCAGTTAAAGAGGATTGAAACCGATTACGTTCAAAAACCGTTGTTGGCTGAAACCCCACCCGTTTATAGCACATGGAAACCATACAAAGATGACAATGGAACAGAAATCGGATTTTAAAAGAGAACCGGGGATAGTTTGCAGGAACACCCAAAACAACGACTTGTACCAATATCTTGAAGGGGTACGTTGGAAGAATTTAAGGACTGGTTTGGAAGGGGAAGTCCCGGAAGAAAAAGTCCCCCAAATATTTCTTTTAAACGTAGAAGCTACCTACTTTTACAATGAATGGGAAGGGTTTGGGGATATGGTAAGAAGATTGAATTTAAAAATTGATAAATAATGAGTGAAAAAACTTTTCAATTAACGGTAACTATTGAGGCTCAGAATACCCCTCAAAAATGGGAGTTTAAAAATGTAACCCCAATAGAACAGCTTGCTATCTGGATGATAGTAAAAGAACTTGCAGAAAAAAACATTAAAAAAACTTTAAGCTAAAACAATGTATAAAACAATTCTATTAGGAAACATCGGTAAAGACTGTGTGGTAAACACGGTCAACGGTAAGTCAGTGATTAATTTTTCAGTCGCACAAACCGAGAAGTACAAGGACGCACAAGGAACCCAACATGAAAAAACAAGGTGGTTCGATTGTGCATTATGGAGGGATAATACTTCCATAGCCCAATACCTTAAAAAAGGAACTAAAGTTCTTTTAGAGGGACAGATAGACGTAAAGCAATTCCAAAGACAAGATGGGACACAAGGGGTAGGAATGACATTCAGGGTATCTAACCTTACTCTATTAGGGGGAAATAAAGAGGGACAACAACAACCTTCGGGACAAGTGCAGAATGATGTAAGTGTTAGCGAACCTATTGACGGAGATTATTTGCCGTTTTAGTTTCCATTTTAATTTCATATATTTGCATTATGAAACAATGTTTTAAATGCAATAGAATCCTGCCGCTGTCTGATTATTACGTCCATAAGATGATGGGCGATGGTCATTTAAACAAATGTAAAGACTGCACAAAAAATGATACAAAAAACAGGTCTGAGTTTCTGAAAGAAACAGACCCGGATTATGTTTATAAGGAAAGAAAAAGAGGCAGGGATAAGTACAGGAGGCTTTACGTTGGAATGGGGTATGGGAAGCCACAAAACAATAAGAAATTTTTTCTCAAGTTTCCCGAAAAGAAAAAAGCGTCAAGTATGTCACAGCACTTAAAAAAGCCGTTTGATGGAGCAGAAAGACATCATTGGAGTTATAATGAAGAACATTATAAAGACGTTATTTGGCTTACTAAAAGGGAACACGGGAAGGCACATAGGTTTATTGTTTATGACCAAGAGAGGAAGATGTACCGCCGTGTAGACAACATGGAACTCCTTGAAACCAAAGAAAGACACGATGCCTACATACGTGATTGTATTAAAAACAAAGAAGATTAACCATGTCAGACAACCCATCATACTTTGACCGCTTTAAGTTAATTAAACTTGGCTTAATGGATAAAGAGGCTGTCCCAAAGCCCAAGAAGCGAATAGCCCCCATAAGTGAAAAGAAAAAAAAGGAATTAAAGGAAGCTAAGGACGTAGTAACGGGGGAAACTTCTCTGCAAAAATGGTTTCAGGATAGGATTAAGTATAGTATGACGGGATATTGTTCAGAAACGGGGTTGAGGACTGAAACAAAGGTTTATCAGTATGCTATTATGAGTTGTTGTCATATTCTCCCCAAAAGGTTATGCAAGTCAGTAGCGTTACACCCATGTAATTTTATTGAACTAATACCCGATATGCACGCTAAGTTTGATTCTATTTCTTGGGAAGAACGTGAAACTTGGGGTTGTTGGCCGGAAGTGAAAAACAAACTGATTATGATGTGGCCTGACCTTGACCCGTCAGAGTACCGTCACTTTCCCCAATCAGTCCGGGAATATATTGAAAAGAATGAACCGTTTTAGTTATGGAAAATAAAACACATTGGACTTGCGACAAATGCGGGGAACAGGTTAAGAGGGGGTTGGAGTATTTATTGGAACATCAGTTTGAAACCTGTATAGCACATTATACCGTAGTCCCGCCAAATCAAGGTGACGTAAAGTTTAGCCTTAAAGTGATGCCATTTGTTTATCCCAAAAAAGAAAAATAACCACTTTAATTATGGCAGTGAAAATATCAAGCGAAAGAAAGTTAAGGTTTTTGCAGGAGTATATGGCTGAATATATCCGCATTTGGCCTAATCCAATGAAGATGCCATTCCCTTCTTGGTTGGATAGCACTTTGGATAAGAGGGCAAGTAGGGGATTCAATAAACACAGGATGCAGCAACGTCAGATATGTAGGTATTGCGGGAGGTCGTTTGATGACTACATAAGCAAGACCAAAGACCACGTTATCCCTATCTCAAAAGGCGGGTTGGATAAAAAAGAAAACCGTAGGCCATGCTGCTTTGAGTGCAACCAATGGAAGGATAGTAAGATGCCCAAAGATTGGCTTGATGAACTTGTTTTATTAGCAAGGGGTAAGAAAGAAATACTACCCCCGTATGATAAGCACATGGTTGGGAGAATGATAGGTAATTTAAAGGCTGTAATTGAGGAATTGAAAGTCAACAAAAAGAAGGTATCAACCTACAATTTCTGATGTACTACTACAAACAAACCCGTCAAAAAAAAGTATTGTCAAAGTACCATAGACACCAAATAATATCGTTATTTTGTGCAGGGATGCTACCCCATAACATAACTGCTATTACAGGTTTTTCTTTGGAACAGGTGTGGAAGGCTTTGTATAATCGTAAACAATCAAAATATGGAATCAATTCAAAGTAGACACACGCAAGCTAAGTATAATATTCGCCAAATAGTAAATGTTTTAGTTAATGAAAGAAAGGTTGATGTAGAAACGGCAAAGTTAATTTTTGAACAACTTCTTAGAATAGAAGAAGATGCTTTGTCTTTATTTCAAGACTATTCAGGTATGCAGTTTGAGTTTGTGGTCGGTATTGGGAAAGATAAAAAAGTTTTTAAAGCGGATATAAAAATAGAACAAATAAACAATCAATAAAATGAAAAAAACAATCATTGCACTCTTTGTAGTTGCATCTTTAGCCTTCGGGTATCAAGCTGGTAAATCCCTAACAGTAACCGCTAATCAGGAACAGTGGGAGTATGTATTTAAAAGCATGAATGGGGTAAAGGAAGTGGTAAACAAATCCAACCTCCCCCACCAAGAAGTAGTCTATGTAATAAATACGGTAGATAGCTTCCAAAACCTTGCATACCCCCAATTATTCAAACAACTTACTGACACGTCTAAAGCTAAAAAGTAACATGGAAAAGCAAAATAATGAGAACCCGCATACCAATAATAATGTTGACTATGTTAGTCCTATACCCAATTACTTAGAGAAAGGGCTTGAAAATTTCTTTAGAGCATCTAAAGAGTTTAGAGACGGTTATAGGAATGAAAACGGAACGATTACTCGTATTAATATTGCAGCCCTTTCCGCCGCATTAAATCAGGCAGAGACAGAATTAAAAAAATGCTATAATAGGTATAAGGCACATTCCGGCGATAGTCGCCGCATAGATTAATTTTTATAAAACAAATAACAATGCCAATCAACACAGATAAAATCCTAAAAGAGTTAGAGAAGGGAACCCCGGATGAACTCTACGCCGCTTTTTTTTACATAAAGGGGGCTGTCCAAAGAATGATTGAAGTAGAGCAAAAACAGGTGGAAGAACGGTCGAATGAACTACAAAATAAAATTGACGAAATTATAGGTGAAAAGAAAAGCCTTTCCTAACTTTGCCAAAACAATCAAAATCAATGAAGATTATCCCCGTAGGCCAAAAGATATTGGTCAAGCCATTAGAGGCTAAAGAAACAAAATCAAGTGGCGGTATCATCATCCCCGAATCAGTTGCAGTAGCAGACCTCCGGGAAGCGGAAGTGGTGGAAGTGTCCCCCGATTTAGCCCACAAATACAGCGAAGGCGACCATGTTCTTTACCCTTCAAAAGCAGGGTTGGGACAGGAGTACAACGGGTCATTGCACCTTTGGTTACGTGAGGAGATCGGCGAGGTGTGGGCTATTGCCAAAAACTAAATTGCTACCGTGGAACGTAAGTGCAAGATACTTTTTAAATATCCCTCACGACAAAGGAGAGAAAGATTTTTACAAGGGCTTGATAGCATCCTTGAAAATTTACACGACCAAGAAAACTTTCAGATACTTGTCACAGCGGATATTGACGACCCGGAAATGCGGGACTTACCCCAATACATAATTGACCACCCAAGAATAAGAGTACAGTACGGAACAAGCAAGTCCAAGATACACGCAGTAAACAGGGACATGGAATTTGCAGATGATGATTGGGATATTGTGGTGGTAATGTCAGATGATTTCAGGATTATCTTTGACGGGTTTGACGAAGTGGTTAGGGGGCAATACAAAGAACACGGTCTTGATACCCTGCTCCATATCCCCGACCAAGATGCAAAAAACTTACTTGCTACAATGTATATTGCGGGGAAGGACTTCTACAACCGATTTGGGTACATTTACCACCCGCAGTTCCTATCCGTATGGTGCGACAACTTAGTTCAGGACATAGCCCAACTATTGGGGAAGTACGTTTACTTCGATTGCACAGGGCTTATCCTTCACCTTAACCCCGCATACGGACACCTTGAAAGGGATGAAATGTTTAACGAACAACAAGGGCATTGGGAGCATGACGAAAAACTATACAGAGAGATACGGGAAAGAGGGTACGATTTACACTTAATCAATACTAAATAATGAAAAAGTCAATTCACGAAGGTCTTAATTTAGCAAACCAAGATGCTGAAACAATTTCCTTCAAAACCAAAATAGACACCTTTGTAACAAAGGAAAACATTGGGGGATTAAAGTACATAGTTTACACAAACCGACACTCTATCCCCGAAGGTGCAAAAATCCTTTCCATATACTCAAAAGGTATCAAGGTGGATTCAATGCCGGAAGAAAAACCAATCGTTATCTCGCAGCGTCCCTTGCAAATTGTCAATGAAGTAAAAGGATTTGTTGCAGAACAGGAACCCGCAAAAGTTGAGGAAACAAAGGTTGAAAAAACTGAACCCGAAAACTAATGCAACCGCTACTTACCATACTAATCCCAACGGTTGTTGGCCGGGAGGCTGAATTTGACAAGCTAAAGGGCAACATTGACTTGCAGTGTGCGATATTAGGAGGGTATGACGAAGTTGAAATTTTGTCCCTAAAAGACAACAAGGAAATAACAATAGGGGAGAAGCGGGAAAGGCTTTATTCTATGGCTAACGGGTTGTTTAGTTGGATGATTGATGATGATGATAGCATAGCCCCGGATGCCATACAGACTATCTTAGCAGTAATTAAAGACAACCCCAATATCCCGTGTATCACATTCAGGGAAAACTGCATGATGAACGGGGAGTATAAGTCAAGCAACCACAGCATAAAGTACGAAAAATGGGCTGATAATTTTGACGGGTACGCCTATGTACGATGCCCGTTTTACAAAGACGTAATAAGAACCGACATAGCGAAATCCGTACCATTTGAATATGTTCGTTATAACGAAGATGAAAAGTTCTCAATGGCTATAAAGCCGCTACTTACAGATGAAGCACACATAGACAGGGAAATTTATTTTTACATTTACGAACCTAAAGACACACACGAAGAAAGATATGGACTTAGTAAATAAAACCGCTTGCATAATTAGCGTGGGGGTGGGTGGACACTACGGGGTAGGGGTTGACCGACTTGCTAAATCAATCAACTTTGTTGGTTGGGGCGGTGACACCATTTTTTGGAAAGACTACCCGGAAGGATGCCCCGCACACGAAGGCGCACATCAGTACAACTTTAAGGTGTATGCTTTTGAAGAAGCCTTTAGGCGGGGATATAAGGTTGTCGTATGGGCAGACGCAAGCCTATACGCCGTTGAGAACCCGATGCCTCTATTTGATTACGTCAATGAGCATGGTTTGTACTTCTTTAAAAGCGGGTACTCCCTTGCGGAAACAGCAACAGACAATCTTTGTAACTATGCGGGAGTATCAAGGGAAGAACTTCTTGACGTATCTGAATTTGCAACAGGGCTTATTGGGATAAACATTGACAATCCGTTTGGGAAAGAGTTTTTTGAGAATTGGAAACAATACATGATTGATGGAATGTTTGGCGGGAACCGTGTGTATGACCCGCAAGATAGCCAACACCCAATTTTCAAGTTCTCACGCCAAGACCAATCAGCAGCCTCTATGGTACTTCATAAAATGGGGGTAAGAACAGCAGGTGAAACACTTGACTTTTTAGCATACAAAGGAACAAATTACAATAAAGACAAAATAATTTTCTTCGTAGGAGGATTGTAGTACTATGCCAACAGCAGTTATCAGCACAACGTATGACCCTAAGTATCTTTGGTATTTGCCAATTACAACATGGGTATGGAATAAGATGGGGTTTAAGGTGGTTTGCTTTATGCCAAGCCCGAAAAGTAAAACTTATTTCGGGGATGATGAATCTTATCTGGATTCAACTTCGGTTAAGTTCACGTTAGTTCAATCTATTTTTATTAAGTTTGGTTCAAGCGTTAAAATAGTAAGGTTTGATTGCCCTGAAAATAAAGAGGCCACATATTCTCAATGTAGCAGATTGTACGCAGCAGCACTTGATTTACCGGAAGATGAAACTCTTGTAATTTCTGATATTGATATGCTCGTTTTAAACACCAGCTACTTCTTGCCAGTAGCAGACGGGATTGTTGATATTTACGGTGCTGACCTTGTCCCCCAAAACCAATACCCAATCTGCTACGGCGTAGCTAATGTAGGAACATGGAGAAAGCTAATTGGGGAAGGGACACCGCAACAACACCTTGACCGTCTTTTAGGACATATAGAGTGCGAAAACATGAGGGGTAATTATTGGGCCTCTGATCAAGAAAATTTATACAACATTATCCACTCAAATGACGAAGTAGATTACCGCTTACACAACAGGGCAAAACCCGGAACCCAATTCGCTACACAGCGTTTAGATAGGGATGATAGTTTTATCCTTGACCGCCTTTCCCCCGATATTTGGGACTATCACATGAACCGTCCTGGTTACGAACCACAAAACTTTGAAAAGATAATGGCTATACTTAGCTACTACTTCCCACATGAAGATTTATCTTGGATTGATGAATACAATGAGAAATTTAAACAGTTGTTATGATATTTAAAACAATAAAAGAGATAGAAATAGACGATTACACACTGTTAAAAAAGGGTTTATACGTGGATATGGAGTTATCACAAATTAGACAAATACTTTCTTTTATAAATATAAACCTGCCTGATAAAAATCAAAAAAGAAATATATTGGTATTTGAGCAGCATGACCACAAAGACAATGACGGGTTAATAAATGGAAAACAGCAGTATGGAACATAAAATAGTACATAGTATTGATTGCCCTGAAAATTGGTTGAGTTTAAATGATTGGGATAGCCATAGGCCGTTGCTTTGGCTTGCTTGTGAAAATACAAGTAACGGTGGAGTGATAATAGAAGCTGGTATGGGTTACGGTAGTACAAGATTGTTAGAAGGTTATATTGGTCGTAAAGTAGTTTGCCATTATGAGAACAATAAAGAGTGGGCAGAAAAGTTAAGGGATCAGTATTTTGCTGTTCAAATTGTTAAAGATTGGTTAGAAGATAATTTATTTTTTAGAAACATTGATTTGTTGTTTGTTGATTTAGCCCCCGGAGAAGTAAGGAAAGACGTTATCCAAAAGTATAAAGATGAAGCCAAAGTTATTTTGGCACATGATACAGAACCCGGAGCAAACTACGTGTATAACATGGCTGACGTTTTAAGTACCTTTAAGTACAGATTGGATTACGCCCCCGAAGGTAAGCCACACACAACAGCGGTAAGTAATTTTGTTGACGTTACAAAATGGGTGGGATGAAGCTAAATATAATATTGGATGCACGAAGGGTTGAGAAGTATCACCCGTTAATGGAGGAACTTGAAAGACAGGGTATAACTGATTTTGAACTATGGCCTTGCATTGTTGAACCGAAAGTAGTTACGTCAATAAATCTTTCTCATAAAATGATTGTGAGGGATGCTATGGAGAAAGGATTACCGGAAGTGATTATTGGGGAGGACGACCTTTACTTTCCCGCACCTGACGGCTGGCAATACTTTCTTATGAACCGTCCTGACCCAAGTGAATATGACCTGTATCTTGCAGCAACGTATATCCCAACAGAACCACCAAAGCACGTATGCGGGTTTCATCTTTATTCCGTAAGTGCTAAGTTCTACGAAAGGTTTTTATCCGTACCCGATGAAACTCATATTGACACAGCAATGGACGACCTAAAAGGGGACTACAAGTTTTGCTATCCGTTTGCAGCCCTGCAACGTCCGGGGTTTTCAGCAAATAACATGATGCAGGTAAACTATAATAGTTGCTTGCAAGATAAAGACGTTTATGGGGGACTACCAAAATGAGTAAAGACTACATAACCTACGAAGAACAAGACCCGTTTGGGAACAACGAAGTGTTTATCCTTCAAAAGCGTTTCCCCAACTATTGCGGGAAGCTAACTGTAAAGCCCGAAACAAATTGGTATCAACCAGTACACGGGTATAACCTTTTTGTTTCCTATGCCGGGACTATTCAAGGGAACCTTTACCCTACCCACCGTGGGGCTGACGAAGAAATTGCAGGTGTTCTTTTTGGTATGGCATCCTTCGTACTAAATGAAAGGATTGAAGGGAAACGATTTTTTGACAAATTCAAAGTAAAACAAGATGAAATTCAGACCCCCGCTTAACAGCGTCATAGTCCAAATAAAGACAAAGTACATACGGAACATGACGGACGTATTAAGGGTTGCCGCTATTCAGCAGCAGTCCTCCGTAGACCCGTCAGACTATTGTAATATTTATGGGACGGTGGTAGCCCTGCCAATGCAGATAGCCCCCACAAGGGATTATAAGGGCTTTGTGGCGGGGGACATTCGATTGGGGGACGTTGCTATATTTAGTTCATCCGTGGTCGCAGAAATGGCTCAAACTGACCCGGAAGCAGCCCCTATCTTCAAGAACTCTTTTTGGTGGGACGGGCAGGAGTATTGGGTATGCGACATAACCCGGATATATGCAGTTGTGCGGGCGGGAGAAATCCGTATGCAGAACGGGTATGTTATGGTAGAACACATTGAGAAGCAGCCCAATATATTCCTGCCCGCCCACATCAAAAAGTCAATCCGTACCACAAAAGCAATCCTTACCCAAATAGGACGGCCAAAATCAGGGGAGAAAGGAATAGACTGCACGCCGGGGGACGAAGTGTACTTTAACCCCAACATCATTGTCACCTACCAAATCCCCGACCCGGAAACCAAAGAACCAAAAGAGTTCGGCATCTTGCAGCAAAAACATATTTTGGGGAAAGTTGGGTAGCCAATGGGACTGGACACATGGAACAAAAAGTTGTCAATGTGACAATTAGTAGTTAATTTTGGAGCAAAATAGGCTCCCGGTGACTATACAAGAGGTTGTAAACTATCTTAATTTCTATGTGAACAAGGTTACAGGTGCTTTCCTGACCATAGATGAATGTATTTCCGCTTTGGATAGGGGTCAGATGGCATACTACGCCGACCTCAAAACCCGCTACGCCACTTCCCAATACATTAAAGACGCATTATCCCCATTCCTAAGAACCGCTAATATTAACGGGACTGTTTTAGGGTTAGTTACCATAAACGATGTGGACTACCTTGACCTTTTGGATATGCAGATTTTCTATGACATTAGCAACCGAAGGGTTTACGCCCCTATCAAAATGGTCAACGAAGATGAAAGGGCTAACCGATTAAATTCTCAACGTGACCCCGTTACCGTAACCTCACCTATTGGGCAGCAGATTGGATTGCGGTCTTTCAAATTATACCCCGTAGCATCCTATAATGGAAACGCTACTTACTTTAGACGACCCGCAAAACCCGTATTTGGGTATAGTACAATTTCGGGTAGGGTTATCGTTTACAACCCGCTTACATCAACACAACTTGAATGGGGGGAGCAGCACATCAACCCAATTATCATAAAGGCATTAGCTACATTAGGAATCAATCTCAATGATGCTGACATAGCCAATTATGCAACCGAAGCTGCACAAAGAAACTATACCGGAATAAATCGTGTGTAAACAATGGCTATACTAACCCTACGATATATTGTTGAATCAGCTTTTGGCCTCATAGAAGGTGGCGACCCCGCAGCAGCGGCAAGTATTTCTTGGGGGGACTTGAAAGCATCAGCAGCAGCTATCATAAATAAGTTCCTCAAAACAGAGTATTTAACCATCAATGCAAAGATTGGGGAAACAATACAGAACGGAACCGTATTAGGGCTTTACGAAAACATTGATGTGGTTCAGTACGGTGGGGGACGCAGCAAGTCTACACTCCCCGCAAAGCCACTCAACCTTCCCCGCAACATGGGAGTATTTTCTGTTTTCTTAATGAGTGACCCGTCAAAAGAGTTTATCCCCCTGCAAATGGGGCAAGCAAACCTTTTGAAGTCCCAACCAATGATTAACGACCTTTTGGGACAGATAGGATTTGAGGTATTCGGTAACGAAGTGGTTTATACCAAAGACCTTACACAATTATTTCAAGGGGAGAAAGTAGCCATGCGGCTTGCAATACTTGACCCGTCACAGTACGGGGAATACGACCCGCTGCCATTGCCCCCCGAATACGAATGGGACGTTATCAACGAACTTGTGAAAGTTTACAGCCAACAACCAACACCCGATAAAATTTCGGATGCAACTTCGGACGAACTTAAAGCTATCCCGATTAACCAACAAAAGCAATCTTCATAATATATGCAGTATGCCACGCTTGATTCAATCGTAAGAAGAAGCCTTTTGGAAAAATCGCTTCCGCTGCACTATTATCTTGAATACATATTGCATCAGTCAGCCGCTATCCGTGAACTTTCAATGGACACGCTAAAAATTATCAATACCGTAAACCTTAAATTAAATAGTTACGGGGCAGTTGACCTTCCGGGAGATTTTGTAGATGATGTATCGGTTGGTATTCCGGTTGGTGGGTTGGTTCAGCCACTTGTAAAAAGAGACACAATTAGTAGGCTTCGTGTTCATAATGAAACAACAGGGGTTTTTGAGCAATACGAAGATGCGGCAAACCTAAACCAAAGTATGCTTACGTTCTACGGGCTTAATCTTAACTATTTCTTTTATTGGCGAGTTAATGATTATGGAGAGCCTACCGGGGGCTATTATGGGGCTAATGGTGGCGCACATCAAAACGGTTACAAGGTAATTAAGGAACGAAATCAAATTCAATTTACCGGGGCTATCACAACTGACAACGTTATCCTGACGTACATTTCAAACGGGCAGTCAGTAGATAACGCAACAATGGTTGATTGGGCTGCACACGCAGCTATTCAGGCTTACTCAGATTGGAAGTCAAGCCAAAATGCACCGTTTAAAGATAGCCCGGAAGCAAGGACGTTTTATAACGAAAAAAGGTTGTTGAGGGCAAGACTTAACCCGCTTACCACAACAGATATTGTAGATACTTTAAGAACAGCATATTCAGCAGCAATTAAAAACTAAGAATAAATGGCAACGTATAATTTCACAAGGATTTCAAATGTGGTTCGCTTGTCGGTGGATGGTGGGACACCCCGCTTGTTTGTAAGTCAACCCGCAGCGGTTACAGCGGTTGATTCTACAAACATTTCTATTCAGATTGGTGGCGCACCACTTACAGTTGCGTACACGGATTTGAGGTTCGGGGCTTCAAGTCAATCCCCTACAAGTGTAGCTAATGCGGTTTCCTTACTTAACTCTATTTTTGCAAGCTAATGCCTGTAATACAAGGTACAACAAGTGGTTCGGTTGCGGGGGTAGCTTACAATATCCCAAGCAAGATTGTATCTTATAGAGTGTGTAATACAACAGGTGGGGCTATAACAGTGACGGTAAGTATAGTGGAACAAGGGGTTGGGAACATAAGGAACATCGGGTATTACTCACTTGCCGCAAATGCTTGTGATGGGTTGGTGGCCGATATTATACTTCCCGCAGGGTTTACGGTTTACCTTGCAGCATCAGGTTCTTGTGATTATTGGTTTAGTATTGAAAATATATAAATGGCAGCACCTTCATTATCAGCACCCGATATAACACTTCAATACCCTTATGTATTGATTGTGCCGGGGTCAAGCCCACTTGGAGGTTCTTCACAAGGGTCAGCCATATTGTTTGGTCAACTCGCTATGGTTAATGCCCTTTGTGAAAGTTTTGCCGCAGATGATTATGTAATGTACTTGTCAACAGGTTCCATAATGGTTTCCTATGACAGCATAGAATACGCGTTAGTTGACCAAAAGAATGTTTTTTATAGAGAGGATTATGTAACTCCCCCATAATGAAGCAAGAGTTTGAAAAAAAATATTTCGCAGCCCCGGATGGGGGATTAAACGCAGATGACGTTGATATTGCCGTTGGTGAAAACCAATGGGTAAACATGGAGAACGCAAGGGTTGGTTCTACTGACAAGGGGGTTACAGGGGTTGTAGAAAGCATCGGGGGTACAAGACTTCTTTCGGAAGTTCAGGCTTCCGTTTCTTTTATTTGCATAGGGGCTGCGGTTGATAGCCCCAACAACAGATTCTTTTACTTTCTTTTCAACCGGTACACAAACGACCATAAAATAATGTGTTATCAGTCAGATGATGACACTGTATATACCGTACTACTTTCTTCACAAGTTACAGGTGGATTAGGGTTTAGCAAAGACTACAATATCCATTCAGCAAAGGTCATAGGTAATATGCTTTACTGGACTGATAATCTGAATGAACCACGAAGGATAAACGTAGAGGCTGCATTAAAATTAAATAATCCGTCATACGACACAACCGTAGAGGCATACACTTCCCCGCTTGCTCAATCCGTAATAAAACTGATTAGGCGACCTCCGGGGAGAACATTATCCGCAGTCCCGGTTACAGAAGGCAGTAGGCCAAACTTTATAAAGTACTTTGCGGGGCAGTTTGCAATAAGATACATTTACCGTGACGGTGAGGTTTCAGTAGTTGGGCCACCGTCAACAATGGTCAATTACAGGTTGGCTATCTCAAACCCGTCAGGTGTTATTTCAGATACATCAGATGCGGTTGATATAGAAATTAATACACCTGCATCTGACGGGGAGTTTATCGAACAGGACGTTGAGATAGTCCAATACCTTGTAAGGTACGACAACGACCCTAATTACTTTGTAGTAAAAGAATGGAACAAAAATAACGCATCCGAACTCGCTGAAATAAATGCGTATAACGCAGGTGGGGCTTTGTCTTTCAGGTTTTATAATGACGCAAACACATCTGCATTGAGTAATGCGGAATCAGTTAAGCCGTTTGATTCAGTCCCACTTCTTTCTGAAACATTGGAGTTGGGGTTAAGCAGATTGTTTTTGGGGAATAACAAGGTGGGGTACGATACCCCGGCCACAACTTCACTTGCTGCGGCTTACTCAACTCCTGCATCCGTATCTATTGGTACAGAGATTTGGAAGCCATATAGTACCTACCAAATAGGATTAAGATTTAGGGACAACGAAAAGAGAATGTGCGGTGTTGTTACTAACGACAGCCTTGTGGTAACAATGCCTGACCGTGGGGATTTTAATGATAACTCATTTGTAGAGTACATCAACTTTACATTAAGCAACACAAATGCACTTGTAGAAATTCCTGATTGGGCATACTACTACGATATTCTTGTTACAAAGAATTTAAGAACAAGGTTTTTTGTTCAATTTATTGCAAATTATATAAGATATGCCGTAAAAAATAGTGATGGGACTTATACTTATACTACTGTTTATAATTCTAATATTTATGGGGTTGCATTTGAAGCATCAACATTAGCGGCACAAGGTCAAGGGGTTGTTTATACGGAAGGCGACAGGTTGCGTGTTTATTTAACGGGTTTGTCTATTATGCCATTTGACTTAGAGGTTATCGGTCAGGAAGGGAACTACATTATAACAAGGCCATTTAACTTTGGAACTGCAACATCTTCAAGCCTCTTAGATATGCTTGTGGAATACTACACTCCCTACTTTAAGGCAGAGAACGAAATATTTTATACCACTGCGGCTTCTTATCGTGTGTCAGCCCCCGGAACGGATAGCAGACAGTATTCTACATTGTCCGGTCAATTAGAGGGGGATTGTTATTTTATCCCAAGACTTACCCAAATACTTTCCATTACATACAACACGGTATGTATGTCCCCAAGTGATGACCGTTGGAAAAATTGGTATGATACTTACGGGGAAGCGAACATTGTGACGTTATTGGGGCAGGTACAAAAGACTTCATCCGTAAAGTGGTCAAACACTCTTATTGAGGGTTCTTTGGTTAACGGGTTAAGCACATTCGATGCCCTTGATGAAAAGCTACTCCCGCAAAGCATGGGGGCTGTAAAAAAGCTGATACAGACATCAAAAGTACAGCAGCAGGGTAATATCATGCTTGCCATCGGGGAGGATGAAACCGCATCATTGTATTTGGGTGAAGTTCAGGTAGTTGGCTCCGATGCCAACGCTTTCCTTGCTTCATCCCCAAATGTAATTGGGACGGTTAACGTGCTGAAAGGTTCCTTTGGTACAACCCACGCTGAATCAGTAACAGAATACAGGGGTAATGTATATTGGTGGGATGATGTGAGGGCAAGGATTGTGCAGTATTCATCAAGCGGGCTGTACCCAATATCCAACTACAAAATGACAAGGTATTGGAAGCAGTTCACCGACACCTTCAATTCTATGACTACCGAAGAAATAGAGAACTTCGGGGGTAGGCCGTTTGTCTTTACTACCGTAGACCCGTACCACGATGAACTGCTTTTTTCCGTACCCAAGCTATTGTCAGCATCCCCCAAAGGGGTTTTGCCGGACTTGCTTTACGACAATTTTGACCCTTCAAGGGATTTACAAGGGCTTCCAATGATGTACCCATTTGATATATGGGACGGGCAGGGGAAGTCAATAGTCTACAAAGTTTCAACTAATCCCAATTTTTGGCAGGGGGCGTATTCATTTAATCCCGAATGTTTTGTAACTTTGGGAAGTAATCTTTACTCGTTCAAAAACGGGCAATGTTTCATACACAACCAAACCGACAATTACAACAGGTTCTATGGTGACGGGGCCAGTTACAAGTCAAGGATAATGCCTATCTATAACAAAGAAGGTAATATCCCCAAAGTGTATAACGCAGCAAAAATAGAAGCAAACATAGTCCCAAGTTTAATGTATTTCAGAAGTGAGATACCTTACGTTCAGGGAAGTGATTTAGTGGATTTTGATTGGACTAATTACGAGGGAATGTTTTACGCTACTATTTATAGGAACAGGATAACCCCCACACAAAGCGGATATACAACAGACGGGCTTTTAACAGGGGAGAAAATGAGAACCAATGCAATGCGGGTTCTTTTGGAGTTTGAGGTACTTAACAACGTGCCACTTCAATTAAGATACGCAACGCTTGAATATATTTTATCAAAAGGACATTTAATATAAATAAATTATGCCGGGAGCAACAGACGCATTAGGGGCAGCAGGTGGAGCAACACCGTGGGGGGCAATAGCCGGGATAGGGTTAGGACTTATCGGTGGTATTGGTAAAATGTTCGGGAGGGCTAAAGCCAACCGTGAACTTAAAGCACTTGCCAAGCAAGACCCCACTTATTCCGCAGACCCACGCATTATGCAGATGGCTAACCAACGATTAGGGTTGGCTAATACGCTTCTTCAAGCCCGCGCTCCGGGAGCCATGCAAGCCGAAAGGAATATATATTCCACCCAAGCAGGGCAGTTAGCAGGGCTTAACCGTAGTGCTACCGATGCAAGTCAGGCTTTAGCCGTTGCTGCTGGAATTGGGGGACAAACTCAAGACGCTTTTACCAACTTAGGACAGCAAGAAGCCCAAGACTACTACCGTAGATTAGGTATTCAAGGTGATGCACAACAAGGCGTAATGAACGAAGCCCAAAGAGTAGAAGGAAATATGTTCAATGACCAACTGCGGAAGTACCAAAACAAAATGGATATTCAGGGGGCTATGCAGCAGAACCGTCAGAACACATGGGGGGATATTTCTAACTTAGGATTTGGGTTGGCTGACTTCGGAATGAGTGGTGGATTTAACGGAATGTTTGGTGGTCGTCCCGGAACAACTCAAAGCATAACTAATCAGCGGGTTCAAAATGCACCAATACAGAGAACAAATATCCCATCCGGTTATCATGCTGATGGGACATCTATTGGATTTGGGTCTGGTGGCGGGGTTAATATTCAATCCCCACAAATGAGATTTAATTCACCATATCCTTATAACAGACCACAAATGAATTGGAACTCAATAGGAGGTTAAAATATGGCATTACCCGTAGATCGTTTTATAACTAATGAGCAAGATTTTGCAGGCCTTTACCGTTACAGCGGAAGGCTTGAACAAAACCGCTTACGCCAAGAACAAGAGAAACAAGCGGCTGCGGGTAGAAAGGCTGCGTCCGATAAATACTTCGCCAACTACCTTGACCCCAAAGAAAGATTTACCGGGACAATGGCTGACCCCGTTATTACAGATAAGTTAGCTAAAGCACTTGACCAAGCATTTGAATTATCTTCCAAAGGTGCAACGGACAATGAAATATTCATGGCAATCACACCACTTGTAAATGATGCCAACGAATACACGCAAAAAGCAAAAGCAATACAAGCCCAAAAGAAACAAGCATTAGATATAGTTGGTAAAAGGAAGGGGGTGGATATACTTAAATTCTCAAATGAATTTGATGATGAAGTTTTTATGGAAACAGACCCTCAAACAGGGGCGAAGAAAATGAAAGAACTTTCACTTGTTGACCCGTCACAAAACTATGCAGATAAAGTATTATCCACAAGGGACGTATTTAACACAGAAGGGTTTGACGAGTTCATTTCAAAATCCAAATCAGTAACAGGGAATTTATCAACAAAACTAACAGACGCTAAAAAAGGAATGAGGGCTGTTAAGTTAAGTGTGACAGCCCCGGAATATATGGAACCCGTTATTGTTAATGGTGTTTTCCAACAAAAATTCCAGCCAAGACACGAAGTATTTACAGATAATGGGGAGGTTGTAGAAGAACCTGAATTTGATATTGATGGTAATCCGGTAATAGGTTCAAATGGTCAGCAATCAAAGACACCTGTTAAGATGGTTACTAAAGATGATTGGTTGCCACTGCTTAGAAATGCCGGGACAGGAGCATATTTAAGACAAGAGGTTAAAAAGTATGCAAATAAACTCGGAGTTGACCCATCAGGCCCACAGGCCGAACATTTTGGTAGGGCTTTAGCATGGAAATTAATTGACCAAAGTACTCAAAGCAGAGGCACTTATAGTGAAGCAGTTGAACAAAAAGCACAGCCAATTATTATAAATAACAATAGCGGGAGTGGTACAACATCAAAAACTCCTACACAAATAGACCTTCGTGAATACCCTGACGTTGCAGGTGGTGGGAAGGATATTACAAACTTAATGCAAGGGGTAAAGGTTACTGGGCTTCCAAACGGGAAAACATTACTTGCTGAAAAGGTTTATTATAACCCAATCAATCAAAGGGTGACATTTAAGGAATATGCAGAGAGGGACGAATCGGGGGCAATCATAACAGGTGGTGGTGAAAAGACGGTATCTCTTACTACATTCCTTCAAAATATTAAAAGCAATAATCCGGGGACAGATATGAAGTTCTTGGAAGGGCTTCGTAATCCAATTACAGGAGCCGCCCCAACTCCGGATAGTCCCAAAAGTAAAAGTTGGGTTGTTGGGGGCAAGACACTAACGGCAGACCAAATTAAAAAAGGTGCTGCAAAGTACAAAATGTCAGAAGAACAGTATTTGAAAAGCATAGGTGCTAAAGAACAATAATTATGGGTAAAGTTCCTACAAGGATAAAGTTTGATGAAGATGGGTTGCCAATCCCGCAAACAAGTCAGGTTGACACTATTCAATTTGATGAAGATGGACTTCCTATACCCGTAAAAAAAAAAGCCGTTGGTACGGATTTATCAATGGTTGGTGGGAAAGCTGTACCGGGTGGTGGTCAAGTTGGGAGTTCCAAAACCCAATACGGAGGAATAACAGATTATAGTCTTAAAGGCGTAGAACAATACGCCGAACAATACAACAAACAGTTTGAGGACGCTACCGGACACCGGGAATTAAATCTTAATGCTCCAGCAAAGCCAAAATCTATTCTTAGCCAACAGACTTACGAAAAAAAGAAAGGTGCTTTTGAATTAAAGAAGATGGAGCAGTACCGGGACATTGAAGAAAACCAAATAAAGCCCGTACAAATAAAGGTAGCAACAGGGGAAGTAAAGCCTTCCGAACTTTCTGAATTATATAATAACCCATTCGGGAAAAAGATTGTAAGCCAAATTATAAACGACAACGTACCTGAACTTGGTTCAACTGCATTAGAAAGTGACGTTTATGGTAACGAACAAAAATGGTCTGATATTGCACAATCAATTAATGTTAAGAATGTAGGGGTAGGTGTTGATTTGAACCTACAAGCTATTCAGGGGATTGATGATTACCTTAACACTACAATGCAATCCGGTCAGGCTAAAACAGGATATGCGGGTAGCGTAAGTCCCACAACCGGAGTTGTTACAAGAGAAGCGGGTAGTGAGTTATTGCCGTTAAAGAAGTATAACGTAAATGACCCAAAAGATTTAAGTAAGTTTTTACAGGAGGTATCAAAGTCAGATGAAATATTAGGGGCTGACGGCGGGAAGAAAAAGCTAGTTGAAAGTATAAAAGAAAAACTGTTTTTCATTAAAACACAAGAACCGATTGACCAAGAAATTGAAAGTGCAAATATTCCTGATGCGGTAGCAAGGGTCAACATGAGGCTTGAAAAAGGCCGTCAGAACGTAAAGTACAATGATAAAGTAAATGAATTACACTTTAAGTTGGGTCTTAACTACGTGAAGGATTCTGACCCTGCATTGTACGCAAACGTAATGAGGACTATAACCGAACTTGGTGATATACCGGACAAGGATTATGAAGGTATTGCTTCTTTGGGGCAGGATATTTATAACAAAAAAATACATCTGCAAAGCGCAACTAATCCTGAACTTGTTGGTCAGCAAACAGATATTAAATACACTTCGTACCAATCTGAAAAACAAAAATATTCAGAGGTATTAAGTGAAACAATTAAAAAATTAGGGTATGGCAATAAAGGTCGTGTCCCAACAAAAGCGATAGAAGAAGCATGGAAGCTACACCCTGAACTTGACAACGCTGAAATAGTAAACGATATTGCAAAAGATGAAGCAGCCGGGGGATATGGTATAGTAAAATCAGGAGGACTTAACAGAAGGATGAACGCAATAGCTGAACCGTTTAAAGACTTAAACAGGTTCTATAACTCTATTGTGGATAGCCCCGCTGAAACATACTACAATTCAAAACGACTTGACTACGGAGATCAGAAACTACTTGATAACGAAGGAAACATAGTAGATAGGTTGCCGTCAGATAGTTACGGTACTTTTGATAAGATTTTAGATGGGGCTGCGAAAATAGCGTCACAGGTATTGATAACAAAGGGAGTTGGCGGTTTAATGAAAGCCCCAATAGCCTTTGGGTTAGGTCAGGTTCCACGGGCTGCAATGACAGCTAACCAAGCAAAAGGTATTGTGAATGTTGGGGGTACGTTTGCTTCAACATACTTACAAACATACGGGAACAGCTACATTGATTTTCTGAATAAAACAGGAAACCCGGATAAGGCTGCATTAATGGCTACCATTGACGGACTTGGTACTGCGGCACTTGAAACATTTATATCCCCCGATGTTAAAATAGCTGACAAAGCAGCGGAACTTCTTAAAAGCAAAAAGATTGACTTTGTAAAAGACCTTACTAAAGTAATTGAAGGGAATGGAGGTAAAGTAGCCGCAGGTCAGGTAATTAAGAAGTTTGTCACAGACGCAAGCGGTATCATGGGAGGTCAAATTCTTCAAGAGGATTTGCAGCAGGTAGAAAACTTTTTAGTAGAGGGTATATTCTCCCCAAGAACAGTTGAGGACAGGAACTTAGTAAAGGAGTTGATAAACACAACTAAGGAAACGGCATTAGCCACAGTTATCCCCGCAATACTTGGCGGCGGTGGGGCTACTAAAGCACAACGTAAATTATCAAGGGAAGGGTTGCATACTATTGCCATCAACTTTGATTCCTACAAAGAGGCTATGGATAAAGCCGTATTGGACGGGTTAATGTCACAAAGCGACTATGACTTAGCAAGTGGAATTATCCAACGTCATAAAAGCAATATTGATAACGCACCGCATAGGGACGCAAAAGGTGGGCTTATTTCAGCAGACAGGCAGTTAGAATATGCTTTCCAATCAACAGTAGAACAGATATACGGCGAACGGGCGGCACAACAGACGGACAAAGTTCAGCGTGAACCACTTGAAGAAAAAATAAAAGAAGCTGAACAAATAAAAAGAAAGATATTTTTAGGAGAAGAAGTCAAAGGACTTCCCCAAGAAGAAAAAGTTGATGAAGTTGATGAAAAGTCGGTAGAAGAAGCAAGGCTTTTAGAGATTGCAGACCAAGCATTAAATAATGTAGCCCCAATAGCGGGTACAGATGGTAACGTAATGGCTATTGACGGGGGTAATTTACTTGAACGTGCGGTAAGTGTTTGGGGTACAGAAGATGTACGCAAAGGGGTTGAATTAAGCCTTGAAAAGCAACTCCAACAAAACAGGGATGAATTAAGTTCAATAGAAAATCCAACAGAAGGTGACAGGGAGTACCACAATGAGGTTGAGCAAGAAATACGTCAAAAGCATAAAGAGGCATTAGCCAAAATAGATCAACTGAAAGAGGTTGGGAAGCCGGAAGGATATGAATTACCGGGACAGCCAAAAGTAGAAGCAGGTAGTGTTGGTGTAGGGGGAGATGTGCATAAGCAAAACATTCACAATAAATTCAGAAAAGAGTTTGCAGCAAAAGGAGTGCCTGATGAACACATTACCGGTGCTTTGGCTTTAATGGAGGCAAGGGCTAAAAGTTGGGCAAGCGAAGAAAAAGGGCGAAACCCTGATGATTGGTATGGTAGGATTGCCGATGTTAAGAGTGTTAGATATAACGATAGCCCAGAGTACATAAAGTCTATGTGGGATAAGTTAAAGAATGGAGAAATATCTATAAATTCGTTTACAGAAGAAATGAGTGCAAATGGGTATAATACTCACTATGGTAATAGTGATATGCCTGAATATTTGGTTAAATCTACTGATCAAGCGGGTGTTGAGATGTTAGAGGATGGTAGGGTAGTCATTCATGCTTATCGTTCTCCAGATTTTGCAACACTGGTACACGAAATTGGTCACGTATTTGAAGTAGATTTAACGGAATCAGAAAAAAAAGCAGTAAAAAAATATGGAGGAAGCGAAGCATTTGCAAGAGGGTTTGAAAAATACATTTATGACGGCAAAGCACCAACGGCAGAGCTGAAGACACTATTTGACAAATTTAAAAATTGGCTGACAGATATTTACAGAATAGTAAAAGAAAGTGGATATTTTACCCCGACTGAAGAAAAAATAACCCCCGAAATAAAGAAAATATTTGATAGGCTTTTAACTGAACAAAAACCAGTAGAACAATCCCTCAGAGAACAACCCAAAGTAGCCACCCAAAAATCAGACATAGATGCCAAAAAAGAATCCATAGAAACAGAAAAGCAACAAGCCATAACAGAAGCCACAAAGCCGGTAGTGGGACTTGAATCAAAAGAACAAGAACCGCCTCCGCCCGCCGAACCCCCAAAAGTAGAACAAGATACTAAAGGTAAAGGTCAAAGCAAGGATAAGGGGGTTTTAAGCCACTTGCATAGTGCTAAGAACATACCGGAAGAATCAAGAAACGGATTTGAACGGGAGGGGTTAAAATACGAAACTAAAAGCCAACCCGAAGCTGAACGGGTTGCTGATTCAATTATTGATAAGTACGGTGTTGATGAAGCCGTTTCTATGGCTGAAAGAATGATGTTTGATGGTGATGTAAACTCATTAATATTTGGTAAAGCACTTAATAGATTAAGTGAACAAGAATCAAAAGCCACAACGGAAGAAGAAAAGATGGCTGCGGCTGAAAAGTTTGCGGAAGTTGGTATAGCATACGACAAATTAGCAAGGTATGGTGGTAGGTTTAACGCTGCCATAAACTACTTCTATAAAAAATCTCCATTAGGCATTGTATTGATGGAGAACGCAAAAAGAAAAGAAGAATTTGATGATTGGGCTAAGAACAAAGAAAAGTCATGGAAGGAAGCAATCAAAGACCCTGAATTTGAAAAACTGTTTAAAGAAAAAGTAGAAGAACAGTTAAAGACTGAAAGGACAGAAACCCGTAAAGCCAAAAGAGATAAAGTACACAAAGCTATTGATGATACAATGGCTAAGTGGGCTAAGAAGTTTAGTGCTAATCTCCCGGAAGGAACTGAAAAAGCAGGGGCAAGCATTGATGTGTTCAAGGCAGCAGCAGCCACAATGAAGGCCGCTTATGATGCCGGAGAAGCTATTGGAAAGGTTATTCAGGACGCTATTGACTACATATCTAAAGAAACAGGGGTAAATGATTGGGATAAAGATGGGTTTAGGGCTGAATGGGCTAAGAGTTTAACAGAAAGCGGGAGCAAAAAAGCACTTACGGATGAAGAACTTAAAGCAAAGGTTCTTGAAAAATTCAGAAAAAAGCTAAAGGGTCTTACCGAAAAGCAGAAAGACAAAGTAATTCAAAAGTCATACAATGAATTGATTGAAAATGGCGCACTTGATTATGATGATTTGCGGGATATAATCGCAGAGGTTATAGGCAAGAAAGAATTGACTGCCGAAGAACAAGCCCGGATGAAGGAATTGGTTAATAAAGTCAATTCCATCGAAAAAGCAGCAGAAGCAGTAAGGACGGAGAGAACACAAGAGGCAAGGGACAGGTTTAGGGAAGTCCAAAAAGATGCTTCGTTTGCATCTAAGGAATTAAGCACAATGTTTTACAATAAGCCGGATATTATCAAGAGGCTTAACTCTATAATGATACTTGGCACACTTGGCCCCGTTTCATTGGTGGTAAACATAACGTATAATATTTGGAACCAATTAGCACTCCGTTTCCCGGTTGGGGTATTTAATACGTTGGTTGATTTAGCCCTCACAAGATCGGCTAAACTTGCGGGTAGTGAAATACACCAAGAGTATAATGTAATTAAAGGTCAGGCTGAATTTTGGAGTAAGTTGGGAACCGGATTAAAGGAATCATTTGAGCAGATTAAGACAGGGTTGAACAGGATGGACTATACCCAAAAAGAGGTTTATCAAGAATCAATACGTCCGTTTGATTCCCTGAAAGACTTATGGAAGAACGCTAAAGGGGAAACAAATCTTACCCGTTCCCAATGGTGGGATAAGTTCATACAAGGATTCCCACTTATGGGTATGTATGCGGAAGGAGTAGCAAGGGCGTTGAATATTGGTGATAAGCCACAACGATTTGCAGCACAAGGGGCGCAAGCGGCTTCATTTGCTAAAGGATTGGGGTTAAAGGGAATTGACTACGATATATTCATTGACTTTCCACGGGCAGAGGCTTATAGAGTTTATAAAGCACTTGGTAAGACAGATGAAGAAGCTATGACAGAAGCAGACGTTGTAGAAAGGGCTATTGTACGTGAAGGGGAAAGGGCTACGTTCCAACAAGACAACCTGCTTAACGACAAGTTATCTCAATTATTTGGGGGTAAGAATAGCGGCATTGGCGGGGCTATTAAGTCACTTGCCGTTTCCCCGTATGTAAAAATTCCTTCAAATGCTTTTTGGAGTTATTATAATCTTATCAACCCGGAGGTAGCAGCCGTTCAATCCGCATACCTTTTTAAAAAGGCGCATGATTTAAGACAGAAGAATGAAATGGCTGATGCACGTATGTCAGCAAGAGAAGCAAGATATTGGTTGGCTCACATGGTAGTTGGTATGAGTATGAGGGCGGTTGTCTTGTCAATGGTTAAGTCAGGAATGTTTGTACCTGCATCCAGCAAAGATGAAGATGATAAGGAACGTGAAGCCATGTCACTTTATGACAGAGGCGGTACTGTTAATATCGGTGGTGTTAAGGTTGCGAATAAGTGGTTTGCACAATTCGGGATGATGGGTAATGCTATTGCTAAGAAGTATCAGGATATGACCCCCGAACAAAAAGAGAATCAAGAAACTTTTTGGAATACGATATTCGGTGGAATGGAAGCAGACGCATTAAAAGAATTGGAGAACGGGATTTTTGCAAATAGTTCTTCGTTGCTTCAATGGTATAGTACGGGTAAGCCGGACAGGTATTTAATGAACACCATAAACCTTCTTTCAAACATATTACAACCTGCCGGGATAGCCCAAATAAATAAGGCAAGAATAGATTATGTTACTTCAGCAAAAGGAGACACTTTTATGCAAAAGTTAAATCAAAACTTTGCTCAAAGGTCAACTCTTTACAGAAACATATTTGACGTTCAGTTAAAGTACAAAAGGGATATTTGGGGACAAAAAATACCAAAAGAAGGGAACACGCTTTCAAGAATGTTTGGTATATCAAAAGATAATCCAAAGATATTTGCAAGGCCGGTTTATAATGATTATTTAAGGACGATGGACGCAGGATTCTTGCCACCGATAGCCCCAATGAAACTTAACGATAAAGCACTTACTACCGAACAGTATGAAAAACTTCAAAACTATGTAGGGGCTGCAAGAATAGCATACATTGAACCTTATGTTAATGGTGCTGTAAAGGCAGAAGGCTTTAATGAAAAGTATTCCGAAATGTCAGACAGTCGGAAGAAGTTTGCGTTAAGCTATTGGTATGACAAAGGGCTTAAAGTAGGGAAGGAAAAGTTTTATAAAGAATACCCCGAATTAATACCTGCTAAAGAAGATGTTGATTATGTAGAGGAAGTAGAAAAAGATATTTTCAGAACACTTCAAAATTTAAAATAAATGAACAGATACGAAATCCTTAAAAACCGTCTTGGGTTAAGTGGTGGAATAGGTTCTAAACAAACTACCGAAGGTTATGCCGGGGGCGGTGGGGGCGGTGACGACCCTAAGCCAAAAACCATGACACCTCTTTCGCATGAACAGGTAACTATGTGGTCTGACTTTGTGGATAAGAACCCACAAATGAAAACAATGGATGAATTGTGGGGGTCATTTTCTTCTCAAAATCCAAAATCAGGGATTGATAGGGATAATTTAAGAATGAACTTAGATGCGCTAATGGCTAAAATACAAGATAGAGGGAAAGCGTGGGGTTTAGATAGACCCGATTTATTAACTCCTGGGATGTCTTTCCCAATGGTTTACTACGGGGATAAATCTTACGGCAGAATGAACGCATACGGCCAAACAAAAGTTCCCGTTCCCCAAACAAATATGCAATACCCTGAAAAACTTGTTCAAAAAACAATACCTGATGATGTCACTAACATTTGGTACGATGACACAAAGGGGCTTTACGCATACGATGACCCAAGAGAAGGTGTTATAAAGTTTGCTTCAAAAGAAGCCGCAAATACACCAAGAGTTAGAGAAATTATAAAGGCTCAGTACGAAAAAGAAAAAAGTCAGTAATATGTCTGAATTAGAAAAGGAATTAGAACATTACAAAAAGGTATTAGGTGTGGGGGAACACAACCCCGTACTAAATGCGTATAAGGTTTACGTTAATCAGTTGCAGCAAAGGGTTGAATATTTAAACCTATTTCAACTGAAAAACAAAATCACAACTCATGCAAAAGAAGATTCTGAATACGCAAGGGCTATGGATTTAATTGATTCCATCCCCAAAATGATTACGTCAGTAAATGACTTGCAGGTTCAGTTAAAAGTAACGTATAACCCGGATGATGAAAAGCCCAAACAACGGGCAACGTCACCACAATCATTAATGTTAGAATAATGTTCTACCCGATAGAAAATGGAAGTGTTTATGAAGTCCCGGATAATGCGTTTGGGTTTATATTTCATTGCAACGTGCCTCCCATTGGGTATGGGGTAAATTCAATTACTGGTAAGTTACAGAAAACGGACATTATTAAGAGGTCTGAAATAGAGGAAGAACAGTATTGGGAAAGATACCATTTACCTAAATGGTGGCAAGAAAGGAGAGATGCTGAAAAGCGTAAGCAAGAGATAGACAAGTATTACTTTGACCCGGAATTGGAAGAAATTAGAAAGAGAGAGTGGAAAAGAAGACTTTGCGGTGTGTGGTTTTGGAATTACAACCCCAAGAAGGGACATAGTGAGTGTTTATACATAACCGGGACACACTACCTGTATTCTACCTATTGGAAATTTCAGGGTAAGTTTATGGATTTTAGGATAAACGACATGGAATTATGGTATGTCGTAAAGTATTGTGAAACCGACCCAAACTGTCTTGGATTAAATGAAATTACAAAGCGTAAATTAGGTAAGACAGCCCGTTTGGGTTGTTGGCTATACGAAAGAACAAGCCGCCCACCATTTAACCAACACGCAGGACTTCAATCTAAGGCCGATGATGATGCAGAAGAAGTAATGAAGAAAGCCATTGTAGGGCCGTGGCAAAAGCTACCCGATTTCTTCCGTCCTACTTATGATATTATGAAGGGGGACGACCCAAGTGAATTAAGATTTTTTCACGCATCAAGAAGGGGTAGTTCGGTTGAAAATGCTTTAGATTCTGAACCTGCATTAGAAAGTTGGATAGACTTCGGTGCATCCGGGGAAGCCGTATATGATGGCCCTGAATTGGATAGTTACGGAAGTGATGAAAGTGGTAAAACAAAAAGGCCAGTCAGTATAAAGGAAAGACAGAACGTAGTAAGGTATTGCGCTGAAATTGACGGAAATTTCCATGAGGAAAGGGACGGTATTATAAGAGCAAGAAAGCAATGGTACACAACAACCGTAGAGATTGAGAAAGACAAAAAAGGTGTTGTAGAAACCGATAATGATGACTTCCAGGATATGACCGCAAATAGCAACCCAATGGAAAGGGATGCTAACGGAAGAACGGGTACAGGGCTTTATACTTATTTCCTACCTGCACAAAAGGGGATGCGGTTTGATAAGTACGGGTTCCCTAACGAAGAAGAAGCGTTGCAGTTTATAAACAATACCATTGAGGCTTACTTAAAAAAGAATGACCTACGTGGCCTTAGTTCCTTTAAAAGAAAGAACCCCCGGTTTTTTAAAGAGGCATTTTCGGTTGACGGTATCATGTCGCTGTATAACCCTGAATTGCTGAATATCCAATTAGATGCAATAGGGTGGAATACCAAACTTACTGAATTTGGGGACTTGAAATGGAAGGATGGATTTGAGTTTGAAAGGCCGGTAGTCAAAGACAACGGGGAAATAGAATATGAGTTAAACGAAGTGGTGTGGGAGCCTAACCCTAACGGAAGGTTTGAGAAGGTTGTTGGGTGGTGGCCTAAAGACAGCAACAAGGTATATAAGAATGGGTCAAAGTACCTCCCAAACAATAATTGGGCGTATAGAATAGGGTGTGACCCATTCAAGTACGACAAGACAAAAGAGAACAGAAGGTCTAATTGTGCCGCCTTTGCGTATCAAATAAAAGACGAACTTTGTCCTGACGATGAATTTAATGATATGTTCACATTACGGTACGCTTTTCGTGCAAACAGTACCCGTGAATCAAATATGGACATTTTAATGATGGCATGGCTTTGCGGGTGTCAGGTTCTTTTTGAAAGAAACGTAAACCATTGGAAAAACGACTTTAAGGATGCCGATTGTGATGCTTTCTTAATGTACCTGCCGGGAGAAGTTGAGCCGGGAATGTATAGTGACGGTGCGGGGACAACGGTACAGCTTATTTGTAGATACACAGAAGCGTACCAAAATGAGTTTATCAAAAAGGTCAGATTTAAAACTCTTTTGAGGAAAGATACAGGGTGGTTAGGGTTCAAGGTAGAAGATACCCAAAAGTATGACGAACCAATGGCAGCAGGGTTTACCCTTATCGGTGTAAAGGGGAAAAGATATGTCAAGCCAAATCAACAAATGCAAGACATAGAATCAGTAATGCCTTTAAACAAAGCAACTTAATAAAACATGAGATACGAAAGTTTAGGTCAAGGTAGCCAGTTTCCCTATCCGGACAATAGTTTACCCGCAGATGAAAAGGGTAAGGATTTTTGCGTTCAGTATGCAAAAGCAGCGTACTACGATTTTCAATATTCCTATCCCAAAGGTGTATTTGCATCTAATGGTGGGGACTACGAAAAGTACAGAATGTATGCACTTGGGAAGCAGCCTATATCCATATACAAGAAAATGTTGGGGGTTGACCAACAAACAAACAACACATGGCTGTCTATTGATTGGTCGGTACGTGCCGTTGTTTCAGGGTACAGGGACAAGGCTATCTCCCGCCTGATGAAAGAAGATTACAGCGTAGTGGCTACCCCTATTGATATGCTTGCTAAAACAGAAGAAACAGAATACTATTCTGACATGAAGGCAAGGCTTATGGTTAGGGAAATGATGATTAAGCAAAACCCTGAACTTGCATCCCACCCACTTATCCAATTACAGTCCGGGGAACCTATGGACTTGGAAGAAATGCAGATGCGTGTGGAACTTGGGGAGCAATTCAACCGTAGCAAGGATGCTGAATTGGCTATTGAACTTGGCCTTTACGAAAACGATTATAAGTCATTCCGCAGGGCTATCTACGAAGATTTATTTGATTTTGGGGTAGCCGGTTGCAAAGATTGGTTGGGGGATGATAACAAAGCAAAGTTCCGTAGGGTAAACCCAGAAAGAGTTGTTGTATCATTCTGCAAGGATTCCACATTTAAAGATATGGTACACGCAGGGGAAGTTATTGACGTGCCACTTATTGAACTTGCTACCATTACCGATGCCAACGGGGATAGAATGTTTAGCGAAGATGATTTACAGGAATTTGCTTTCTCCCTTGCGGGTAAGTTTGGCAACCCCGCCACAGTAGGAAAGAATAGCGGTTGGTTCAAGCCATACGATAAATTCAAATGTCAGGTGCTTGATATTGAGTTCTACACTTACAACGAAGAAACATACTCATATCGTAACGATGCCAACGGGAACCCCGTAATAAGAAAAGAAAGGTCAGGTCGTGGGGAGAAAACAAACCCCCGCTACAAAAGGAAAACAATTCAGTACGTTTACAAATGCAAGTGGATTGTAGGTACTGACAAGGCTTATGATTTCGGTATGGCTTACGACCAAAAGAGGGCTAACGAACCCTCCAAAAAAGCCAAAACAAAACTGTCCTACAATTTTTGTGCTTACAACTTCTATCAAATGAAGGCGCAAGGGTTCATGGAAAGACTTGTCCCATACCTTGACGACTACCAACTGACCATATATAAGATACAGAACTTTAAGAACAGGGCAGTACCGTCAGGATGGTGGATTGACCTTGACGCACTTGAAAATGTAGCGTTAAGCAAAGGTGGTGCAGCTATGCAACCCAAAGAACTCCTGCAAATGTTTTTTGAAACAGGGGTACTTGTGGGTAGAAGTCAGGACGCAGCCGGGAACCCGATGGGGCCAAATTGGAAACCCGTTATCCCTATCGAAAACACCGCAGCAAGTGAGTTAGCAATGTTCTATCAGGACTTGTTGAACACGGTAATGACCATTGAGAAAATGACAGGGTATAATGATATTACAAGCGGGAACCCGAACCCCAAAACCCTTGTTCCCGGCTACGAAATGGCACAGCAAAGCACAAACGATGCCTTGTACCCGATGGCCTTTGCGGAAGAATATCTTACCCTTTGCCTTTCAGAAGATGTTCTTTGCCGGATGCAGCAAGGATTAAGAAGGGGTGGGATTTCAGGGTATGCCCCCGCACTCAATACGAATACTTTGAGGGCTATCCAACTTAACCCCGGAATAAAACTTCGGGACTACGGGATTGAACTGCAAAAGAAAACCACAGATGACCAAAAAATGTGGCTGTTACAGCAGATGCAGCAGGATATTGCCAATGGCTATCTGAACACAAGTGATGCCGTAATGTTGGTAAATACTCAAAACGTAAAGCAATGTCAGGCGATTTGGGCGTACAGGGTAAAAAAAGAGAAAGAACGTATGCAGGAATACGAACTGCAAAAAATCCAAATGAACAATCAGGGGGCTTCCGAAGCGGCTCAGATGGCAGCCCAACTCAAAGCCCAAGAGATTGACCAAGATTGGCAGTACAAGCTACAAGAGAAGCAAATGGAGTTACAGGCTACCCTTGCAAGCAAGCAAATGGAACTGCAAGCCCAACTTCAAATGAAACAACTTGAAATGCAAGTCAAGTACCAAATAGGGTCTGAATTGAACGATGCCAAGAGGGATGTAGCCAACGTAACAGCCGAAGCTAAAATCATAGCGGCTGACATAGATCAGGACGGGAAGGCTATTGCGGCTGAAATTCAAGGGGTTCACAGCCAACAAAAACAGGAAATCGCTAACCAAAAGCCACAAGCCCCGGCCAAAAAGTAATGGGACTGGACAAAGTGCGTATTTCTGTAAGTTACAATAACTTGACTTTAAAAAATAGATTTGGCAAATGAAAAAAGTCGTATATTTGCCCTAACAATCAACTTCAACAAATGATTAGAAAATTCTATGACCTTGCGGGTGCAGAAACAGGCGGCAACAACATAGCCGCTTTAATGGCAAAATCCGGGGTTATAAATGAAACAGACAATATGGTGGCAACACCTGTTGAAATACCGGAGAATAAGGCGGAAACGTCACAGACAGATGGTACTCCCGTTGCGACAACGACTGACCTTCCTGCTGCTGAAACGGCAAGTCCTGAAACTCCTTCGCAAACTGAAACGGTTGTGGAACCTGTAAAACCCGTAGAAGTACAGGCACAGGAACCAGTAAAGCCGATAAGTCTGCAAGAAGTTCTTAGAAACAATCAACCCGAAGTAATTTTAAAGGAACTTGGGTTTGATGACAACTTGGTGGGTTTTCTTAAAGAGTTTAAGGAACTTGACCCCAAAATGGTCGCTTTCCTGAACACTTGGAAAACAGGTGGTGATATACAGGCGTATGTCAGGGAAATGTCCACGGATTACACAAAGATGCCAGCCGAAGAAGTGATGCGACATCAACTTAGGCAGGAATATCCCAACGCATCCGAAAGGCAACTTGATATTCTGTATCGGAAAGAAGTTGCCGAAAAGTACAATCTTCAATCAGAAGATGAAACAGAAGCGGAAGAAGGCAGATTGCTTTTGGAAGCCAAAGCGGATAAGTACCGGACGGATTTTGCCCAAAAGCAACAACAATTTCTACTACCCAAAGCACCGGAGCCGAAAGCCGAACAACCAAATTTGGAGTTGGGAAGGCAAAAGCAAGAGTTTGAAGCGTATAAGTCAGTCGTCCAACAGCACGATTTGACCAAAAATATTCTCGCCACGAAGCAATTCAGTATTGGCGAAGGGGCGGAAAAGTTTAATTTCCCCGTAGACCCGCAAGGGCTTACCGATTTGCTCTATGACAGTGATAAATGGGCAGCAAGCCTCTACAATGAGGACGGAAGCCCTAAAGTTGAACACCAACTTTTAGTCGCTGCGGTAGCAAAATACGGGGAGAAGTTTTTAAACGAGTACGCTAAACACTTCAAATCTTTAGGCGGCAAAGCTGTCATTGACCCATTAGAAAATGCAAAACCTGTTGACGGCGTACAACCCGCACCAACGCAAGCAGCACCTAAAAACGCTGCCGAAGCAATGGCAAGAGGGGGGACGTTCAACAACGGTGGCTACCGATAAAATATTGAGGGTTGTGGGACTAAGCAAAAAGTAAAAATTTTTCTTAACTCACAATTTTACTCAAAATGACAGTAACACAAGGAACCGTCATCAAGTCGTTTGTATCGGCTGTTGACTTTTTAGATCAAAGGGACATAGACCCTAATATCTATGACCAAAGCCGGGATAGAGCGTTCACCGATATTATGAAAATCGTGAACCGCTACAAGCCCGCAACAATGTTCTACTATCACAACTTCGTGAACAACGATGTATATGAAGTAGGTACAATCAGTGCTGTAACCTCCACAGGTCTTGCACAAATCCAGTTCACAATTAACGTAGCAGACACCTACCCCCGTGTTGGTGATTTGATTATGACCTCCAACGCTAACAACGTAGCGAAGCAAGGTCGTATTCAGGCCGTAACTTTCGGTTCCGGTACTGCAACCCTGACCGTCCGTTCAGTAGGTGGTAACGCTTCCCATCTGTATGCAACCATTGGTGATAAAGTGGCTTTCAGTTCTAACGCTTTTGCGGAAAAATCTGATGCCCCTACCAATCGCCGGTACGGTCTGACCAAGTATTACAACAACATTCAGATTTTTCGTGAAGTAGACGAAATCTCTGACGTACAGAAGGTGGCTAAGATTGAAGTAAACGTAGGGGGTGACTACCATATCCTGCCTTACCAAATCGTTCAAAAGTACACCAAACTGCAAGGGGATATTTCCGTACAGATGCTCGCAGGTACACAGTCTACTACCCTGTTCAATGACACCAACCCGTTCTTGGCTGACCCTTCAAGCGGTCTGCCTATTCAGACAACTGGTGGACTTGACTGGTATGTAACTACCTACGGTATCTCTGACCAATCAGCCGTACTTGGTACATTTGGCTTTACCGAACTTGATGACATTTGCGACAACTTTATCGCTAACAAAGCCCCCACAGACCAAATGGTTTTCATGGGAAGTCGTGCTTATGCGGTACTTAGCAAATTCCTGAAAAATCTCGGTTCAAGCGGTGTTACCTCTGTCCGTCTGAACATTGATGGCCGTACACTTGATTTTGAAGTTGAGCAACTGAAATACCGTGGCTACACCTTTGATTTCGTACACGTACCCATCTTCGACCATCCCCAACTGTTCTCCTCTACTTTACGTGCAGACGTAAACGGTTCTCTGTACTTCGTACCGAAAGACCAAGTAGATACAGTTGACAATGGCCGTCAGCCCCGTATGCAAATCCGCTACACTCCTTCACCCTTCGCAGGTGCTGGTGGTTCATCCAATGGCATCGTGAAAGAATGGAGAACAGGCGCACTCGCAGAAGCACCTACTTCAAGCGTAACCCAACTGCATACTGACTGGTACACAGCGCAAGGTTTGGAATGTCTTGCCGTTAAGCACTTCCAAAAATACCGTGTGGTATAAGTTTTCTATAAGGGTGGTGGGGCGTAGGAACCCACCCCCTTCTTTTTATTAACAATCAAATTTCAACAAAATGCAATTAGAACCAGTAGCACATTACAACAACCTGTCAGCCAAATTAAGAGAAGAAATCGAAGCGAAGATTAAAGGATTTGGGAAATCGGTAAGGTACAAGTTTGAGATTTCAAAGCCCAACCCCGACCCCGCAAAATATAACGGTGATACAGTATGGCCTAACCGTTACACTTTAGACCCCGCAGTATGGGACATAACAGACCCACACGAAACAGCCGGGAAGTCAAAAAGTAAAAAGATTGGAATCATTGAGGCCGTAGATGAAAATGGGAAGCCTAACAGATTCAGAAAGATTCGGGTTATGGCTCCGCAAAAAGGAGTTCTTATTTTGGACTTAGAGAACAGTCAGGAAGATTATTACACAGCCTTCGCATTGGAACTTCACCCTAAGTTAATTGGGGGGAAGTTTGAGGATAAAAATGCTTACCGTGTAGTAACAAGGATTGACGAAAATGCAGAAGCGGAAACTAAGCGTAAGGAACGCACAGCCCGTAAGAAGGCACTTGACGCAGCAGAATCAATGGAAGATGCTGATATAGTAAACTTCGCAGATGCAATGATGTGGGATAGTGGGGAACCTGCTAATATCCTGCGGAACAAAGTAGAGGAACTTGCTGAAACTGACCCGGAATTTTTCAATGACCTGATTGAGAAAAAAGAGATTCAGGTAAGGGCATTAGTTAAGCAAGCACTTGACAAAAGGATTATCACACATGACCCCGTAGAGAACAAATTTATGTGGGCATCAAATATGCAACTGATTACTGCATTACCCGTGTCCCTGACCGCTAATCACGTTCAACAATTTGCTGAATGGTTAGTAGTAGGGGGAACGAAAGCAGAAGAAGTTCACAAGAAGATTAAGGAGTTATCAAAGGCTCCGTTGAAATAGTTGATTTGGTTGTTAGACGGGGGAAACCCCTGACCGGGATGGCTACGTTCGTAGTTCCTGACTTTTTTCTAACAAGTAATTAAAAAATTAAAGATGCCGTTAGTCGCAAGTTTTTCAGCAGCACAAACACCCGGAGTTCCCGGTACTATTTTACTTACAGATACAAGCACCGGGACGGATGTTGCAGTAACGCAGCGTAGGGTATATATCCAAACCGCTGCGGGGGATTACTTGGTAGAAGAAGGGGTAACAACTGAATATTCACCGTGGCTTGATTTCCCATCCACAACAGAACTTACGCTGACTGATATTCTTACAAAAGATTTTGCTTGCAGGGTGGTTGTGCAGTGGCTCGATGTTAGCAACACGGTACTTTACGACAAAACTTTGTACTATGGGTTTACCTGCTACAATGAGGATTTTGATTATCAACTTACTCAAACCGTAGCAGGTAATCCCCTTTTAATTTCAGACAATAACTTTTGGGGAAATAAGTCAACGCTTCGTGGGTACATTGATAGCGGGAACAACGCAATAACAAGGAACAGCGATACAGCCGCAGCCCAACAATGCTATGACTTAGCCACAAACATGAGGACGAACTCACAGTATTTTTTCAACATAAACTCTTAATTCATGCCGACTATTGCTTCAATCGTTAGCATATATCCGGTAGCACAGTATTTAGCTACTATTGATATTAATAAGAGGGGACTTTACGGTGGGGGAGTGGATTTGCAACTCCCCGAAAAAATAAGGAATATCGGAATGTCAGTAGAGAGGGTTTACAATGACGACCCAACAGATTCAACTCTGACGGCAACAGCAAATTATTTATACGCATTAATGGGTAAGTATGGGATGCAAGCGTTACGTGTCCCTGAATTAATGGGGTATATAGCAGACATAGAACCTGAAAATCAATTACCAGTGCCTTACGACTTTACAGTTTCATCAACAACAATAATCCCTGACGGCGGTAGCACTGTTACCCTTTCAGCATTTATAGGGTGTAATCTTGAATTTACCCGCAATAACATTACTCAAACGACAACAGACCCCGGAGGCGGCGGCTCTTACTATTATTGGAATAGTGCCACAGGTCAGTTTATATGCTATCCCGATGCCTCACTTGGGGAATCATTCAGATTAGTACCATACTTTTAAAATAGATTATGAAAAAAGTACTTTTATTACTTTCGTTTTTAGTAGCATTTTTTGTGTCAAACGCACAATATCCAGTTGTCCAATTTTTGGGACGGGATAGTGCTTTAGTGGATTCAAGGGGAGGGTTGAAGGCAAGGCTTATCAACTACGCTTTTACCGATACAACACAAGCCAACACCCAAAGAATAAGCCAATACCCCGGAGCATTTATTTACACTACTTCCGGCGGGGATAAGTTATGGCTTCGTAGTTCAGATGCTACACTTTGGACAAGAGTTGGAACAACAAGCGGCGGCGGTAATGGTATTGCTTCTCTTGGTACTTCCGCTTATGGGTTGATTATTCAAAATGATTCGACCTATAAAGTAGATACAATTCTCTTGTCAACAAAACTTTGGAGGCAAAAAGGCATTGATAGTGTTCAGTCAAACGTAAACTTAAAACTGAATATCACTGATACTGCCAACATAAGGGCAAGGTTATATGCGGGTTCAAACGTAACGATTACCGGAACCTACCCGAACCTGACAATAGCTTCAAGCGGTAGTGGTGGTGGAACAACAGGCATCAGGTTTGATAGTTCATATACCCCTATGGGCGGCAGTCGTGGGGCTGATTCATTTGTTGTTAAGTCCGTAAGGATTAGGAAAAACAGCGTAACAGTAACCCCCACACAAGTAGGTGATTCTGCAATGTATTGGGATATATCAGTCCCCGAACAGGTTAATCTTACAGCGGGTAGTAATGTTTCTATTACGGGTACTTACCCCAACCTAACCATTGCAAGTACAGGCGGTGGCGTTTCCGATACCTCTGTTCTACTTGTTGATACTTTATATAACCGCATAGCTACTGTTATTAATGTGGATTCAATGCGGTTAAAGTCGGTTGAAATTAAGTTGAACGGCTCCGCAGTAACGCCTACTACGACTGATAGTACATTGTCTTGGGATATATTAGCGTCAGGCGGTACAACTGGTGTTAAATCTATTGAGATAGTTGGGGATTCAGCTTACTTGGTAAATGATAGCTCTACTTTTGTAAACCCTAATAAGGTTTATGGGTATGCAGATGGTTCAAAGGGGTGGAAGGACACAAAGAAAATGACCTTTACAATCCCTTACACTGGTGAGGTGGTAATGATTTCAGGGGATAGCCTTATCAACGGTCGCAAAGTTGATAGCATATACCGGACTGCCGGGAAGGATAGTATTATATTTGAAATAGCCGGTACAAGGTATGCGGTTAAAGATAGCACAGGCGGCGGCGGTGGGGCTACACCTGCCGGTAATTACGGTAACGTTCAATTAAACAGGAACAGTGCTTTGGCTTCCCCTGCAAGTGATTCACTCAGCTTTACTTCTGGTTCCGGATTAAATGTAAAAGGGACTTACCTTATAAACTCACAGGTAATTGCACGTATTGGTTCAGGTACGAATACTTCTATTTATGGTAACGGTGGCGCATCTGCCACAGGTGCTTATAATACTGTCTTAGGAGTTGGTGCGGGTGCAAGCCTAACAAGTGGAACGAATAATACTTTGTTAGGTTCAAGAGCAGGTAATACAGGAACAATCACCGGTACACACAATACCGCAGTTGGAGAGGCGGCTTTATACGCTCTGGCCGGGGGTACTCATAATACTGCGGTAGGGTCGGCAGCTTTACAAAGCAACTCAACGGCGTCAGGTAGCACTGCGGTTGGAACGGAGGCATTGCTTTCTAATAATGCGTCAAACAATACTGCTATTGGTCGTGGCGCAGGTTATTCAAACACAAGCGGAACTAATAACCTTTTAAATGGGTTCCAAACAGGCTACCATAACTCAACAGGATCGAATAATACATGGGTAGGTTATCAGGCAGGTACAGGAGTTTCAACTAATAGCAACTCGAACAATACAGGAACAGGGTATAAGGCATTGACCGCAGTTACAACAGGTTCTAATAACATTGCATTAGGGTATCAGGCCGCAGACAATCTTACCAGCGGTACAAAAAATATTGTAATCGGTTACGATATTGACGTACCAACTGCAACAGGAAGCAATCAGCTTTCTATTGGCAATTTGATTTTTGGCACTGGGTTAACCGGTTCAGGAACAACCGCAGCGGGTAAGGTTGGCGTTTTAAATAGCGCACCGGATAGTACATTAGATGTAACGGGTGGGTTTAAAGTTTCAGCAGGTGTTCGGTTTTCTGGTATACCTAACGGCGGAACAACGTCCGACAGTCTTTTAGTTGCAACTTCAACAGGGGAAGTAAAGAAAATAAACAATTCTTTTGCAAGCGGGATACATACCCCAACGGCAACAAATGGAGCAAATGTAACGGCATCAACTCCGGGTCAAACGCAATATATGCGAGTTGGTAATACCGTAACCGTTAGCGGTTTTATAGAAATAACTTGTACGTCTGCAAATGCTTCATCGCAGATTGATTTGACAATCCCTATTGCATCCGCTTTTACAAATACAGTTCAATTATCAGGGACAACACTTGAAGCTGTTACTGGTGTAGCAAGTCCGGGTCATGGTACAATAAGTAGCGAAGCAACTAATGACCGGTTGACTATTGATTTTACCCCACGGGCTACGGGTTCATTATCTTATCGGTTCACTTATACTTACCAGATTTTATGATTAAGTTAGTAGTATTTTTGCTTTTATTATCTGTTCAATCTTTCGGGCAGTCTTTTATTTTCCCGGCCGTAATCAGTACTCCCGGAAGTACGCCTATTGACACTCCGGCTGGAGCAAGGACTTTAATTTACGAGCCGTTTGACGGTACTTCTTTGGATTCACGGTGGTCTTTGCGCCGACCGGAAAAAATGAGCTATTCTGTTGACGGTGGTTATTTTAAAGTCACCGGAAACGCTGACACCGTCCCGGCGGTTCCTGGGTATTCGTTTTATCGGGCTAAATCATTTCAGCTTCGTTTAAGTGATACAGCCTACGGACAATCAATGATGCGGGAATTTACCGTTGAATTTGGTGGCATAGTAAAGAAGGTCAATGATACCACATTCGGGGCATTTGCCGGGGCGCAATCTGTATGGAACAACTACTATACTGATAACTATGTGTGCTATGACTATGCTGATCCTGCTCACGATACTTTGATTTCTATTGGTATTGATGACACGATATACCACCACCCGCCGCAGGGGTTCACGGCTAATCCTTTGAGTAATCCGGTAGATGTAAACGATTATATAATTCAGCGACTTTCTTTCCGGGGTGACACATCGTGGGCTTTTATTAAGAATGTGACAAAGGGTGACAGTGCAACCGTAGCTCTTAAATACAGGTACGATATTATCGTTTATCCACTTCGCCCGCTAACGTTCTACTATGCTTTTGGGGTAATGGGCAGGACTGAAATGTGGTTTGATTATATCCACGTAACTACAACGGAATTACAGCACCCTTCGATAATGTTAATCGGTGATAGTAAACCGTCCGGGTATTTGGGCGGGGATGCGGATAGCAATTTCTGTTATATGCTGCGTCCTTACACGGATTCAAGCGTGCAACTTTGGGCAGGGCCGGGGGCAACGGTGACAAGTACTTTTGATTGCTTAAAAGAGTTTAGGAACAACACACCAACACAGGCTATTATACTGGACTTAGGAACAAACAGCGGCGGTACATTCGCTGATTATATCCGGTTGAATGATTCGCTCACCACTATTGCAAGCGTCCCAATTTACCAAATTCTTACCCCCAACGGCGGGAATCCGGCAACCCCCGGAACTTGGAATTACCAGATCGCTAACCAATACCCAACTACATACATAGATACGTGGACTACCGGATGGAACACAATGACAATCGGTAACGGGGAGATGGTAGACACGGTTCACCCATCGGCAACGGGGCAAAGAAAAATCGCATTAATCATAAAAGCGGCACTTCCCGCACTATTCCCACTATGAGAAAATTAATCATTATACTACTAATCGCTATCAGCATTACTGCATCTGCGCAGGTTGATAATGCCGTCAAGCAAGTCGTTAAACCTTCCATTGATAGCCTGAAGGATGCGATTAGTAAAGTGCAAGTACCTGCTAACGTTGTATGGGAGGAAGTATTAGTCTTTCCGGTCACACGGACAGGGAACATAGACACTCTTACAACTCCCGGAATTTACGTTTTATCGGTGGAAGGTTCGGCAAGTGCTGTCAGGTACGTGCATTTTAACGGCAGTTCAATAAGAACCACAAACCCGATGGCATGGAGTGGGGCAGGATCATGGTCAGTATCAGTAATTAACGGGCGGGTAATCGTTTCAACAACCGCCACGGGTATCACTTATAAAAGGAGGAAATTATGAAACTGCTGATATTTTTACTGCTTATTTCGATTAACTCATTCGGGGCTATTAAGTATATTTCCCCTTTTGGTTCGGATGGTGATGCAGGAACAATCGGCGCACCTAAGTTTTCCCTAAATGGTATTTGGTCTTCCCTTTCAGCGGGGGACACACTGTATCTGCGGGGTGGTACTTACACATTCACAGTCCAGCAGTACCTGACAGGTAAAAACGGTACAGCGGGGAACCTGATTAAAGTGTGGGCTTATCCGGGCGAAACTCCTATCCTTACCCGTGGTGCATCATTTGACAAGTCAGCCGGATGGCACAGGGGAATGATATATTTCACCGGGAATTACTTTCATTGGAGAGGGATAAAGTTCACCGGAATGTACACAGACGACAATCAGGTAGATGCAGGATTCCAATGTTGGGACGTAAACAACTGCATTTTTGAACTATTGGAATCTTACAACAACGTGCAGGGAATGACAATGGAAGATGCCTGTACGGGTAATCTCGTGCTTAACTGCGACTTTCACGACAATTACAGCAACTACGGGGGTTCTAATGGTGGTAATTCAGACGGGTTTGCGATTACCTACATGACTTCCACAAGTTCAACCAATACAATCCGGGGCTGCCGTTCATGGAATAACGGGGATGACGGCTTCGATACTTTTGAGAATAGCGGATATGTCCTGATTGATAGTTGTTGGTCATGGCATAACGGGTATGTTTACGGTACTTCCACAAGAGCCGGTAATGGTACAGGGTTTAAAATGGGTAGCGATTTCCTGACTACCCCTGCAAATGTGGGTGTAGTTCAAAGACGATTACAAAGGTCTATGGCTTGGGATAACGGACACCCGGATGAATCGGGCGGGGCAGCCGGGGCGCATATAAACGAAGCCGATCACAGCGTTGAGATTTATAATTGTGTGTTCTTCCGTAACGGCATTACAGGCCTGAATTTCCATTATAATAACCGGGTACACTATTTCCGTAATAACATTTCTTTTTCCAACGGTTCAAAACAGGTTGAAGTCAGCGGGGCAAGTACTTCGGATAGTTGCAGTGCAGGAACAGGGGATAATGACGGCGGGTGGAGAGTAAACGTAACTACCGGAGACTTTGTAAGCATTGATACCGCAGGGCAGCGGGATGCGAGACAAGCAGACGGGACTTTACCCGTAAGGACTTTTTTAACACTGATAGAGGGGTCAGATTTGATTGATTCGGGGATTAACGTATCTCTTAGTTACAACGGGTCAGCCCCCGACCGTGGAGCGAATGAATCAGGAACAACGCCCGCACCGCCGACTATCACCGGACGGAAGTTTAACTATGTAGGTAGAAAGTACAATTTTAAATACTAAAACAAAAAAAATATGCCTAAAACTTGTAATTCAATATTTGATACACAAACAGGTCTTTGGTTAACAGCCTATACAGAACCAGTAGAGTATTGTATGTGGGGGAATGAAGAAAATGCAATTTGCTTTAATTCAGAAGCGAAAAGACAAGAGGTTCTTGACGCTTTGAATAACGGGACAAGTCGTTTTATTGGACAAAACCCAAGACCCCGGTGATACGGTTAATTATCATATCAGGAATAGCGTTTACCATTGGGAATGTGGTATGGCCTATATGGGATGAACCTAAGATTTTCTATGTCCCGTTGGCCGTATTTTTACTATCCTGTTTGGTGTTTATCAAGTCCCATACAGCCCCCGGTTCCATTAGCAAATTACTGTTAAATTACTTAACTTTGTTAGCGTGGGGGAATGTTGTAAAACAAATATTCTACACGCAAAATATTAGTCAGATAAATGACTATGTGTGGGGTGGGTTACTGACTGTTTGGTTGATTTATAAACTATACAAGAATATCAAATGGGAGATTCCAAAGTAACCCTATGGCAAGAGATACAGCAAGGCGCATTGAAGGCTTTAATATGGGGCGGATATATCAGTATTGGGGTATTTGCCAAATTAGCATTTGATAGCAGAAACAATGTTTTGAGCCGCAGACAAGTCATAATAAAAACTATCCTAAGTATCTTCATTGGGTACTTATCGGCCTATATCTGCGAAAAAACAGGCCAGCTAAAGTGGATAGGGGTTATTGTCCCCGTTTGTACGTTGCTTGGGGAAGGGATAGTCCTTCACATTATGAACAACTACAAACAGTGGTTTGCTAAATGGCTTCCCACTTGGATTAATCAAATCAAAAAAGAAAAATAATGTTTTGGACTTATGTAATTGCATTTGGTGGGGCTTTTGGCGGGATGATACTCACCATACTTGTGCAATCTGAAATCATCAACCGCAGCGAAAAATTTAAAGCAGGGTTCAATGATGCCCTTAAATTCTACACCACAACAAACCGTGGTGGCTTGTACGTTGGGGCAATGGTCGTGTTCCTTTTCCTGTACCTTATTCCCAACCTAATCAGTTCAGATGCAAAGGTTTTTGAGAACTTTTTAGAGAACTTACGCTTTTGGTCTATTGGGTTAGGTATTGTAAGTCAGGCACTTGGGTTCCTTGCAGTAAAAAAATCCCACCAAAAGTTGGATGAAGTAGACAAAAAGGACTAATTTAGTATTCATTATAGGGCGGGGAAGCCTCTGTTTGACCATGTGTTGAATATGTACCCGCCTTGCTGTTTTAAACTTCACAAATGAGATACCTTGTAATCATAACACTTACTATTCTATTTGCAGGGTGCTTTACTCCAAAAAAGGCCGCTGATATTTTGTCCCGCCCAAAGAATGAACCAGTGCTTGCTGAATTATGTAGCACCCGTTTCCCGGTAAAAGATAGCATCATCAAGGGGGACAGCGTGATACGATTTGATACGCTTTGGGAGACTTATACAGACACTTTAATAAGTGAGCCACAGGTTATAATTGAAACTAAAATAGTTCCTAAAACAGTAACAAAATGGGTAACAATAAGAGACACTATCATAAGAGAAAATACTGCAAGGGTGGCAGTTCTCGGTTCGCAAATTGCAAACTTAAACGAGTCTAATCGGATTCTGTCCGAAAAGGTTGTAGAAATCTCACAGGAACGGGACGGGTACAAGTCAGAACGGAACAAATGGAAACTACGGTTTTTCCTGCTCCTGTTTGGGGTTGGGTTGGCGTATGCAGCTAAAGTAAAAACAACTAAAAAATTATGGTAATCGAAATCACTTTTATTTGCGGGTTGGCGATAGGTTTTATATTTGGCTTATGGGGTATGTCCGCAGAGGATGAAAACGATATTTAATCACTAAAATACAGCACACATGAAAGCACTTATTAAAAAAAAAGTTGAGTACGATTTAAAATTCATTAAGGTTGATGCGGGCGTAAGATATTGGGAAGATGCTACGGTAAACGGGGTAGAGGATGAAACAGGCGAACTTATCCCATTTAAAGACGGTGACAGATGGAAGCCTGTTATTGATATTGAGAATGGTAAAATTATTGGTTGGCCCGCCGGTACTGTTGCTAAAATACATTACAAAGTTTGTGATGATGGCGTTTACACAATAGAAGACATAAACGGTGTTGATATTGTTGTTTCGGACGGGTACGTTCCTGCCTCTCTTGCTCCTTCCGAAGACGGGTACGGTGATTATATCATTATGAATATTGACGGGGAAGGAAATATTGAAGATTGGGAATTTAAGTTAAATGATTTCACAGAGGAGGATGATGACTAATGGTAATAGGTATCATCATTTGCGTATGTGCTGCAATAGCTTGCGGCATCCTTGCATTTAAAACAAAAAAGTAAAATATATGAGTACTAAAACTTGGTTCGGCTTAATGTCTGCGGCGGCTTTTGCTTCCGTGATTAGCTTTTTTCAGATTAATTCCGCATGGGCTGACGGCCATCATTTTAACGGAATTATTGGGTGGTCAGGTTTGGGTATTGTTTTCGGCCTTGCAGCCGTTTACTGCCTTTACAAAGTGGCTAAAAACTCTAATCCCGGTGGCGGTTCTTCCGTTCAATGATGTGGGAAATCTACATATCCCAAGCCTTTTTAATCGCCTTCAATATTTGGATGGCTCGTTATCATTCCAGACTTTTAAAGCGGGATAAGAAGATTAAACACGGTCTTTGGGGAGGGTTGTATGTTGCCGTATCGCTCTCCATAACTTGCTTATTTGGTGACTTATGGCTACTTATAGCTTGCTTTTTGCTAAGAAAGTTCCTGTTTGATATTTCCCTAAATCTATACAACGGGCGGGGAATTTTCTTTGTGTCGAAGGAAACAACATCAATTATAGATCGTGTCCACTTTTGGGCTTTTGGTGTATATTCCGAAATTTACCAAACCATGTACTTTATGGGGTGGATTGTTTTAATGATAAAATTTGCAAGATAAAAAGGTAATATATTACGCAAAGTAGCGTTAATCGGTACTTATTGCATCAAATATCCTTCAAATAAGTAATTTATTTCGCATTATTATAAAAAATGAGAGACAAAATAACAATAGACAGGGTAGCCAAACTACACCCAAAAGTAAGGGACGAAGCAAAGAAAGCTATTGATGCAGCCGAAGCGGGTTTCCCCCCAAACATGGCAATCAGGGTAGTTCAGGGACTTCGTACCATTGCAGAACAAAACGCCTTATACGCAAAGGGGAGAACAACTCCCGGCCCCAAAGTAACCAATGCTAAAGGCGGTTCATCCTATCACAACTACGGGTTAGCAATAGACTTTGCAATTATCCACGATAAAAACGGGGACGGAGTATTTGAGGAACTTTCTTGGGACACAGTAAAAGACTTCGATAAGGACGGTAAAACTGATTGGGGCGAAGTGGTAGCCCAATTTGAGGCTTTAGGGTGGGCTTGGGGCGGTAAATTCAGGACTTTTAAGGATTACCCCCACTGCGAAAAATCATTCGGATTTAAGCCCTCACAGTTGCTTAAAATGAAGGTGGATAGCGAAGGGTATGTTATTATACCTTAAAGCATATAATTTACCCCAATACCCTAATTTTATACCACTTTGCATATAAAATAACCCTAAGTCAGTAACATTCGTATAATCTTGACATAATCCCTAAAACTAATAGAAAAGCCCCGCCTTAATAGCAGGGCTTTTTTTAATGCTCAGGGTTACGGGTTAATCAGCCAACCCACCCAACCCCTCAAAGTCCTTTTCCTCAATTTCAAAATCACTTTCTAATAAATCTATTTCTTCAATAGATAGGACTGTTTTATACTCCCCTCCCCTGCATGGTACGTCAAGGTGCAGGAGTTTTCCGTTTATTACTTCCCCCGTATATTCTTTGTATAGGGTGGGGTATTCCAGTTTCTTAGCTTCAACAAGGTTTTGCATCTGTTCAATAGATACCCAATTACCCCCGTTTGATTGGGCGGCTAAAAGGATAAGTTTTTCTGCAACTGAATCAGCCCCGGTAAACAGTTTTATCCGGTATTGTTTTGTGGCTTTTAGTGTTTCTTTCATGGTTTATTTTTTGGTGTTTAAAAGTGAAAAAATATATTGCATCCACTCATTAAATGGAAGCGGGTTTTCGGGGTAGGTTGTTTTAGCTATTTTCATTTTGTTTCATTTTAGTGATTCAGTTCTCCCGTTAGGGTTATCCCCCTTCCAATGCTTTTTTCTTTTAAGGGGTACAAGTTCCCCCTCTATTGGGAATGTTTCTTGCCATTCTTTTTCGGAATAGAAAACCCCCTTATACTCAGTTATTATTTTACCTTCCCTGATGTATGCGGAAGCATTTAAACGGGCTTCTTTGTTTTTGCAATACTCTGCATGGGTTAGAACTTTTGCCATTTTTGAAGGGTTTAAATTAATATTGGGTGTTGTCCTCTTTGTCGGGGTACATTCTCCAATAGAAGTAATTCCCGAAGGCTACTGCGATACTAAGCCCAAGCCAACAAAGGCCAATGATTAAAAGGGGGTGCATATAGGTTTATTTTAGGGGTGAATTAATCAGCGATAACAAGTTTGCCGTTTTTAGCCGTGTACCATGTATCTGCCTTTATTTTCTTCCCGTCTACTTTTGCAGTAGCTACGCCAATAAGCACCCAATTATAATTCTTATCTTGTTCCCATTCCCCAACAACAAGCCAATTACCTAAAGCCCCTTTAGCCTTAGAATTTTGACCAAGTGCCGCAGCGATACAATCGTCCCCGGTTGTGGCTGCATTGGCACTGTACCCGGTTGTGGCTGCATTGGCACTGTACCCGGTTGTGGCTGCATTGGCCAT